CGGTGGCGGATCGAGCCGTCTGTACCCCCGTGGTGGTCGGTGCATACGCATAGCAGGTACTCGGTCAACGACGCCATGCCCACCGTGGCTGCGATCGTGGACAAGGTGGCCGCGCTCGGTCAGCCCGCGGTGGCGATCACCGACCACGGCAACATGGCCGCGAGCGTGGAGCTGTACCAGGCCTGCAGGAAGGCCGGGATCACCCCGTTCCCGGGCAGCGAGATGTACTTCGTGCCCGACACCATGGCCTACCGCGCCGACCGGGCGAGCAAGACGGTCAAGGCGACCATGTACCACCTGGGCGTGGTGGCTTACACCACCCAGGGCTACGAGAACCTGGTCAACCTGTCCACCCTGAGCCACCGCAACCACCACTGGAAGCCGCTGATCGACTACCAGATCCTGGCCCAGCTGGCCCAGGACGGCCGACTGGCGGGACTGGCGGTGAGCACCGGGTGTTTCTACGGCTACCTGGCCCAGACCTTGCTGCATGATGGTCAGGAGAAGGCTGAGCAGTTCCTGCACACCCTGGCCTCCTGGTTCCCGGGCTCGGTGTACGTGGAGATCCAGAACCACAACATCACCCATGACGAGGGCACCGATGACGACCAACTGGCGGACGGGCTGGTGGTACTGGCTGACCGAGTTGGCCTTCCCGTGGTCATCACTCAGGACTCCCACTACCTTGAGCCGGCCGACCGCGCCGACCACGACGGCCTCAAGCGCCTGGTCGCCTTCGGACCGGACCCCGACGACGCCGTTTTCCCCGGTGATGGGTTCCACCTGGCAGACGCCCGATGGATTGCAGATCGTCACGGTGAACGTCGGCTTGCGCGAGGAATGGAAGGACTGGGAGATCTCCTCGGCCGTCACACACTCACGATCCCTGTCCTTGACTCTTACTCGTACTCGGTCCCCGAGGTCGTAGCCAGTCCGTTCACGGCCATGACCGGGCGCACCCAGGCAGCCCTGGAGGGGATGTTCGCACCCCGGAAGGTGCCCCCGCGGTACCAGCGGCAGCTGGACGAGGAGCACGAGGTGATCAGTGCCTCCGGGATGGCGGGCTACCTGATGATGGTGGCCCAGGTCACCGACTGGCTGAGATCGCACGACGTGATGTTCCAGACCCGTGGATCCGCGGCCGGATCTATGGTGTGCTGGCTCCTGGGGATCAGCAACGTCGATCCGATCCGGTGGGGCCTGAGGTTCGAGAGGTTCCTCTCGAAGGACCGCACCAAGCCGCCAGACGTGGACCTGGACGTGGCCCACGACCGACGTGACGAGCTCCTCGAGATGCTCAACCTCAGGTTCACCGCTCATCAGATCGGGTCGTGGGCCACTTACTCGCTGAACGACACCGAGGACGAGTTCGGCGAGACCCAGCGAGGGTCGTTGCGGGTCCGCTACTTCACCGCTGCTGGCAAGAAGGACGAGGGAGCCACGTCCTGGGACGAGGTTCCACTCGCCGATAGAGCCATGCTCTCCTCCTTGAGTGCCCGGCATCTGTACAAGGGCATGGGCACGAATGCCGCGGGCATCGTGTTGACCAGTACCCAGAATGAGTTCGACCGACTCGTGCCCATGGCCTGGATGCGGCGCGAGGGTAGCACCGGCGCTTTCGTCACGCAGTACTCCAAGGATCAGATCGAGGCCCTCGGCCTGGTCAAGCTGGACGCCCTGGGCTTGAAGACGATGACAGTCCTGGATCGTACGATGCGGCTGCTGGGCCTGCCAACGGCCCGGCTGGCCGACATCGAGTTCAAGGACGCGCCCACCTACCAGCTGGTCCGCTCGGGCAACACCGAGGGCATCTTCCAGCTCGAGGGCCGCTCCACCATGTGGGGGCTGCGGGACCTGAAGCCGACCACGATCAAGGACGTGATCGCGGCCATGGCGCTGTTCCGCCCGGCCACCATGAACACCGGTGCCACCCGGGCGTTCATCGCCCGCAAGCACCACCTGGCCGCGCTACCGGCCCGACACGCACTGATCACCGGCGTCACCAAGGACACGCACGGGATCATGCTCTACCAGGAGCAGGTGATCGACCTGCTCCGCTCCCTGGGCATGGGTGCCGACGACCTGACCGCGTTCCTGAAGGCGGTCAAGGCCAGCAACAAGGACATCGGCTCGGCGGGCGACGTGATCGAGACCTACCAGGCTTGGATCGCCGACCGGTGTGAGAGCGAGGGGATGAGCCGTGCCGACCAGGAGTACCTCCACGATGCGATCGCTGGCTTTGCGGAGTACGGATTCAACCGTGCTCACGCCACGGTCTATGGCATTACTGCGTACCGGTGCGCGTATCTGGCTGCGCGCCATCCTCTGGAGTTCCACACGGCCCTGCTGGGCGTGGCGTCGGGCGGTGAGTCGAAGAAGGAGAACAAGTACCTCCGGGCCACCCGTCGCCGTGGCATCCGTGTCCTGGCTCCCGACATCAACATCTCCGGTGCCTCCTACACCCTGGATCAGTCCAGCGGTGCTGTCCGACGAGGACTTCAGTCGATTGATGGAGTCGGTGCGGTCAGCGCCGAGAAGCTGTCCGCGCTGCAGCCCTTCGACGGACTAGACGACCTGGTGGCCAAGGCCGCGGCGCACGCGATCTCGGGCCACAAGGAGTACGACGGCAGCCCGGACTCACTGACCGGGATCCTGGGGAAGATCTATGCCTCGGGTGCCATGACCACCCTCATCCATGGAAGGAGCAACGATGTCTCGATGCGAGGCGATGGTGTCGATAGCCACCAGTCCGAGTAGCCCCCGGGTCCAGTTCGTGATGTGCGGACAGGAGCCGGCCGACCTGCATCACAAGCTGACCCGGGCCCGAGGCGGGATCCTGCTCGACATCGCCGGGGAGAGCTACCACCAGCTCTACCTGTGCCGCGAGCACCACGACATGGCCCACGACGAGGGCAGCGCGTTCGAGCGCGGCCTGCTGATCCACGGCCAGGTGATCACCGGACCCGACGGCAGGCCGCTGTACCACGGCCCCGACGAGTACCTGACCGAGCACTACGGGCCCGAGTCGGGGGACCGGAAGCCATGACCCCGTACGAGCACCTCAAGCAGGCCGAGGCGCTGCTCGGAGCAGCCGATGTGGCGGTTTCAGAGATCGAGCGGCTGGGGGCCACCCCCGAGGCCCTCAAGCTCCTGACGATCATGGTGGCCACCGCCCAGGCCCACGCCCAGGTGGCCACCGCGATGAGGACCCAGGTGATCGACCATCGGCGGCCGATCCAGCCCTAGTCGTACACACGTTCGTCGTACTAGTGTTCGATGTAGGAGATGCCCATGAAGTTCTCGGAGACCCTCAAGCACACCGGTCCCGACCTGGTGGTCAGCCAGCGCCACGATGCCTGGCTGCTGGCCAACGACCACCCGGTCTACAGCGAGGAGGCGATCTCGTTCGCCACCGCGATGCTGACCAGCGTGGACCGCAATCGGGTCGGCACCCTGAGTGCCAGCTCGCTGGGGGAGTGTGCCCGCTACCAGCAGTTCGTGTACCTGGGCATGCCCAAGATCCCGCCGGACCAGAAGGGCGCGATGAAGATGGCCAACGGGGCCTTCATGCACCTGCGCTGGCAGATGGCCGGGCTCACCGAGGGCTGGCTTCCCCAGGCCGAGGTGTGGGTGAGCAGTGCCGAGCACCAGCTGGTCGGGACCATGGACGGGATCTGCTACGACGACTCCATCCTGGAGCTGAAGTCGATCAACATGAACGGATTCAGTCGTGTGCAGACCTTCGGACCACTGATTCCGCACCTGTTCCAGATGGCTACCTACATGCTGTGCACCGGTCGGGAGCAGGGTCGGTTCGTCTACGAGTGCAAGGACAACCAGGAGTACCTGGAGGTCCCGATCACCGCCGACCAGCTGCCCATGAGCGAGGCCGAGGACAAGGCCGAGGCACTGGTGGCCGCCAACGCCGACCACCGGCTGTTCGAGCCGCTGGGCAAGTGCATCGACCGGACCGGCTGGGTCTACACCTCGTGCCCGTTCCGGGACCGGTGCCTGCACATCCAGACCTGGGAGGAGGCGGCTGCGTGAAGCAGCAGACCCGGCTGTGCCCCGTGCATCTCGATGCCGTGGCCGGCGACCTCGATGAGTTCATCGACTGGGAGATCGGTAGTGAGCTGGAGATCACCGTCACCACTCCCGAGGACTGCGACATCTGCGCCGACCTAGAGGTCGGGACGTGAAGGTGATCCCCGGCCAGGTCAAGGCACCCAACACAAACCGGAGCGTCCGGTACTCCCGCCGGCTGCTCGAGGTGGAGGTGCTGGAGGGCCTGGGCACGCCGGAGGAGCTGCATGACGAGCTCCTGGGCTACGCCAACGTGATCCTGGGCCGGGCCGACCCGCCCAACGAGATGGACTCGATCATGGACCTGATGGAGATCGCGGCTGCCTACTACGGGCGCGCGAAGGAGATCGACATGCTGATCCACTGGGAGGAGCAGAACCGGAGGGTGATCCGGGGCAGCCCCTACAACAAGTTCCGCACCGGCCAGCTGAGGAGCTTCATCGAGATGGCCAAGATGATGGCCGACCTGGGCTCGCGGAGGCTGACCGCCGAGCGGCTGCTCTACGACGCCCGCTACGACGCCGGGAACGGGTCATGAGAGCCACCCCGGAGCCCGGTGAGACCCAGTACGAGGCCGACTACCGCCAAGAGATTCGCGAGCTGGCAGAGGAGCTGCTGATGCGCCGTCGCCAGGTGAGCCGGGTGCTGCTGCTGTGCGCGCGGTGGGACCAGCTCTCCAAGGGCGAGTCACCCACCACCCAACAGATTCGGGAGGCGTTGCACGAGTGATCTGGGAGATCTGGATGCACCACTCCGAGAAGCAGATCTGGGTGCAGGTCACCAAGGGCAGCCTCGAGGAGTGCCTCGATGACCTGTTCGAGTGGCGGCTGCACTCGGCCTCATACCCCAAGTACGACTCGGTTCGGCTGGAGGTGACCCGCCCTGCCTGAGAAGATCCCGCCCGAGGTGGTCCAGGTGGCCCTGGAGAGAGCCGCCTGGGACAAGCGCCGGGCGGCCAGCGACTACCGGGCCGCGGTGCTGATGGCGCGGGGACAGGGCTGGGCCTACACCGACATCGCGCGGGTGGTGGGAGTGACCGAGGGAGCCATCCGGCTCTACATCAAGCGCGGCGGACCGAAGCCGATGAAGCGTGCCGAGAGGCGTGGATAGGTGGTTACTGTGGTTGACATAACGTTGGACGCGATGCACTGTTCGATGCAGTTCACCGACTCGTCCCAGCACAAGCGCGATGACGCCGAGGCCATCTTCAAACGGGCTGCCCAGCGCGGTACGGACTGGGTGAGCGGCACCGAGGCGGCCCAGGGTGTGTCCTCTGACCTGCGCAGATACCTGGCTGCGTCGGCCAAGAAGTACGGCTACCGGCTGCACCTGGGGGGCACGGTCTGGGTGGCGGTGGCCAACAGCTTCTTCACCAGCTACCAGGGTGGGTTCATCCCGGTGATCGCGGCCAACGAGGGCCCGAGCAGGCACAACCCACGCGGGATCGCCTGGGTGCGGGTCGGGAGCAAGGTCGGGACCGTGAACATCGCAGCGGCCCACTACCTGACCAAGGGCAGCCAGCCGGGACAGCCCAACTACCTGCTGAACGGCCGGTTGACCCGGGCCATCGGGGACTGGGGCCGGCGGGTGGGGAAGGGCCGCGCCCTGGCCTTCATCTCCGCCGACACCAACACCGCGGACCGGACCAACGACGTGTTCCGGGGCCAGCCCTTCACCACGCTGGCCGATGAGCTCAAGCAGTGGAAGGACACCGGGCACGGCGCGATCGACGTGATCGCCTCCTACAACGCCGACACCAGGGTCAAGGCCAAGTACTGGCGACCCCTGCCCGACAGCGAGTTCCGGCTCAACACCGACCACTTCGCCTGCGAGGGCGGGTTCACGGTGCGACCCTGAGGGCGGGGTACGAGGGGACAGGAAGGGAGTGAGCCATGAACACCAAGACCCTGGAGTGGATCATCCTGGTGCTGCAGATCGTGATCCTGCTGCTGTTGATCTTCCCGTACGCGCGCAGGCGGCCGTAGGACAGGTAGGCACACAGGTGGTACCACTCGGTGGTACCACTACCTCCATGTGGTACCAGGTACCACATCTGCTATAGGTTGGTCTCATGACTGACCGAACCCAGATCAACCTGCGTATCGACACTCCGCTGCTGACCGAGATCGATCGGCGGATCGAGGTGGTGAATGCCCGGAAGAAGCGGGACGGGGAGCAGGCCATCTCTCGCAATGACTGGTTCAGCCACATGGCGAAGTGGACCGTCACCCAGCTCCCACACCAGGCAGTGCGGTCCGACCTGATCAAGGCCTGGCCGAACCTGCCCGAGGAGGCCTTGGGAATCGAGCCGTGAACATCCGGGGCAAGAACGGGATCTGGTACAACGTGCCCGACCACGTGTTCGGGGATCGGGATGGCAGGACGTTCGTCCGGGGCCTGGACCGGCAGTCGCTGGACACCGAGGCCGGGCTCACCTGGATCTTCATGACCACCCATGAGTGGGTGACCCCGCAGGAGGTGGCCGAGGGGATCGGGTGGGATGCCTGGGACCATGGCAGTGTCACGGCTCGGATCCGGGACCTGCGCAAGCTGCAGTTCGGCAGCTACACCGTGCTCCGCCGGCGGCGGGAGATGCCACACACCAAGCGCCTGCACGAGTACCGTCTGATGGACCCGGTGGAGGGGGTGAACGAGATATGGCCGGACACCCGACCTTCCGGCACACCCACTGCTCGAGCCGCTACGACCGAAGTGCCCAGTCCCTCGAGACCGACCTCGACACGTGGATGGCGGATAGCTCCCTCATCACCCTGACCGAGATCACCAACAACAACCGCGCGGCCCGGATGGCCGAGCAGGGCTGGCGCTACTTCAACGCCCGTGACGACGTGGGCAACGACGCCGACAACTGCGGGATCTGCTGGAAGACCGAGGTCTGGCACCGCAAGGACGCCTGGATCCGCAAGCTGAGCGCCCGACGCTGGATCCGGATCCAGACCCAGCGCCCGGGCCCGCCGCTCTGGTCGTGCAACGTGGTGCTCAAGCACGTGCTCAGCGACCGCACCCTGCTGGTCAGCCTGAGCCATCTGCCGCCCGCGGTGCAGGGCTACTGGCGCAACCCCGGCCCGGAGCAGTTCCGGGCCCGCAAGGAGGCCTACACCGACGCCATGCACCAGTGGAAGAACGGCGTGATCCAGGCCGAGCGCAAGTGGCAGCCGGACGGGGTGCTGGTGGTGGCCGACTGGAACCTGGACCTCAAGGAGGACTGGGTGCGCGAGTACCTGGACGGGCTGTGGAAGGAGTGCGGGCTGATCCGGGCCTGGACCAACTTCGGCACCGCCGGCAGCTCGCTGGGCGGGAACCGGCAGATCGACGGCTCCTACTACGGCGGGATGACCAAGGCCATCGAGCCCTTCCTGATGCCCCGGGTGGCCAGCTCGGACCACCGTCCCTACAAGGAGTCCTTCACGATCATGGGCGGCATGGACATCGCCAAGCCCGGTGCCCAGGACCCCTCCGAGGGCCAGACCAGCCCTGGCAAGCCCTGGTGGGGCTTCGGGGACTACCAGTACGACGAGATGTTCGAGAAGGTCACCGTGACCGACGAGGGCACCGTGGTGACCTTCGACTTCGACTCGCCACCGTACTGAGGTGCGATGATGGCCCCATGAGTCCTGTGCTGTGGGTCATCGTGATCGTGCTGGTCGTCGTGCTGATCGCCGCGATGGCGCGTGGTCGCTTCTGATGAGGCTGCTGGGCATCGACCTGGGCATCCACAAGGTGGGAGTCGCGGTCCTCGGAGGTGAGCCCTTCGGCCTGCAGCACGCGGTCGCCTACGAGTCGGTGGCCACCGAGCGGGATGTCCAGCTGGCCGAGCTGATGGGCGCGGTGCACGGGATCGCGCTGCTGCACGAGGCGGACTCGGTGTGGGTCGAGGACGTGCTGGTGGGCAACAACCACAAGTACTCCCTGGCGCTGGCCGAGACCAAGGGCGCGGTGCTCGCCGGCCTGGCCCAGCTGCGCCTGGCCAGGGGCACCGACGTGCGCACGGTGCCGGTGGGGACCTGGAAGCGCGAGGTGGTCGGGAGTGGGAACGCGACCAAGGAACGGGTGCAGAACTACATCCGTGAGACTCATCCTGCGTATGCTCCCCTGTGTGGCGACGACCAGGACCTCTATGACGCCTCCTGTGTCGGCCTCTACGGCCATCTCGTCCTCGAGCGCGCATCCCAGCTCACCCTCTAGCTACCTGCTGGACGAGTGGATCGAGGCCACCGGGCAGTCGGTGCCGGACTCCGACAGCCAGCGCTGGGTCTCCTACAACGTCGATGACCTCTACCCGGACTGGCAGGAACGGGCGCACTGTCGCGATGTCGGGGTGGGCTACTACTTCGGGGAGTCGATCCAACAGGTCCGCCGGGCCTCCAAGCTGTGCGATGTCTGCCCGGTCTTCTACGAGTGCCTGATCCACGCCCTGACCGTGCGCGAGGGCTACGGGGTCTGGGCGGGCACCTCGGGGCGGATGCGCCGGCAGATCTTCAAGCTGATGGATACTGGGCAGACCACCGTCTCCGAGGTGGTGGAGGTGTTCCGCAATGGCGAAGGTGACCGATATCGAGTCCCAGGCAAAAGCCAAGGGCTCAGCAGCCAAGGGCTCAGCAGCCAAGGGCTCAGCGTCAAGGACCCCGGCCCGGCGTATCTCCCAGACCCCGGCCGTGCACTGGGAACGGGCTAGGGAGGCCTTCGACCTGAGGATGGCCGGGCACACCCTGGGTGAGATCGGCGAGATCCTGGGCACCGACTACGACTCGGTGCGGCAGATGCTGAGCCAGCTCTACGGCTTCGAGGCCGCCTACATCGATGACCAGGAGCGGAAGACCGCGCTGGCCACCGAGGTGATGCGGCTGGACAAGCTGCAGACCGCCTTCTGGTCCAGCGCCATGATGGGCGACGTGGGCAGCGGCCGGATGGTGCTGGACTGCATCAAGGAGCGGTCCAAGCTGACCGGCCTGGAGCAGGCCGACCCGGTGGTGAACAAGAACCTGGTGCTGGTGATGGGGGACAAGGAAGAGGACTACATCGCCGCGCTGAAGGCCGCCACCGATGATTGAGCTCGCCGGGTTCACCGAGATGCCTCCCGAGGAGATCAGGGCGGCCATGTGCGAGTGGCTGAGGTTCCACGGGATCGACCCGAACCTGGTGCCCATCCCGTGCGACATCACCAGCGACCACGAGTCCTGCTCGATCTGGGTCGATGAGTTCGTCCTCGACAAGGACGGTGCCAGGACCATCGCCGAGGACGGCACCTACGCCAAGGTCAGGATGCAGCACCAGGGCGAGACCGCTCCGCTGCCCATGCCGTGTCCGAAGATCGTCGGACCGTGATGACCGACTGGGAGCCGCCGGGCCTGCGTCAGATCGTGGACTCCATCACCTACCTGCCCGGCTGGATGGTCTACCTGGGCCACAACAACGAGGACGGGAGCTGGCTCTGCCTGCACATCGTCTCCGCTACCCCCGACTCCTACGACCAGACCAGGACGGTCCGGGTCAACCACTCCTTCCTGGTGCCCATGGCCACCTACAACGAGCGCACCTGGAAGGCCTGGATCTTCGACCGCTGCCTGGACGTGTGGCGGCACGAGACCGGGGAGTTCCTGCAGTTCTCAGGGGTGCGGGAGTTCGCGCCCCACCACGGCAACGGCGAGGACCCCTACCGGACCTGGCACGTGGGCGACCTGGCCGACACCCGGGTCAAGGCCGGGGACGCCAAGGCAGCGGACTAGCGCGGCTCGGGATGATGGTGTCATGGGAGCCGCGAACGTACCGATGGAGATCGACCAGGGCGAGGACTGGACCACCACGATCGTCTACACCGACGACTTCGATGAGCCGTACAACGTCATCGCTCCGTGTCGGATGGACATCAAGAACCAGCAGGGTGCCGTCCAGCTCTCGCTTGCCACACCTGATGAAGAAGTACTCCAGGGGACGATCCCGCAGATCGGGGTGAGCGAGGACATCGGGCTGATCCAGCTGCACATCGAGGACTCGGTGACCGCCAGCCTGATGCCCGGGGTCTACAAGTACGACCTGTTCGTGACCGTGAACGACGGTGACGAGTACGCCGGCAACCAGATCCAGCGGCTGGTGGCCGGCACGGTCACCGTGAACCAGAGAGTGACTCAGCTATGAGCCGTTCCGCCTTCGGCATCGAGCACGGGGAGATCACCAAGGCCCGCACGGCCAGGCAGCAGGAGTCCGCCAACGACCTGCAGCGTGGGGCCCGGATCGGGGTCGGTGCCGCCGGAGCGGCCGGAGTCGCCACCGGGGTCAAGGCCGCCCGGCGCACCAAGAGCACCAAGAAGGCCGTCCGAGCCGCCGTCGGGGTCGGCCGGGGTGGGCGTACCTTCATGGCGACCGCTGCTCCGGCCGCGATCACCGGCTACGTCGGCGTGGCCGGGGCCAAGGCGCTGCGGCGCAGGAAGCAGGGCTAGGTCATGGGCAACGTGGTCAAGCTGGTCAACGGCGGGTCGATCCAGGTCCGCACCGGAGTGATCCAGGGCATCGGCCCGGTCGGGCCTCGGGGCGCGGTGGGACCGAACGGGCCGCAGGGCGACCAGGGACCGACCGGCGACACCGGCGCGATGGGCCAGATCCTCCAGGTCGGCGCTCGCACGGACGTGAGCACCACCAACGCCCTGGCCGCGGCCACCGACACGGTGATCTCCTTCGGCAACATCAAGTACGACGACCCCTCCTGCATCTACACCTCGGCCAACATCCTGCTGCGCGACATCGGGGACTACATGCTCAACGTCTACCTGCGCTTCGACGACGCGGCGGCCGGTGGGCGTGAGGTGTGGTTCGCCAGCCAGACCGCGGGCCTGATCGCCCGGACCTCGAGGGTCAGCGCGCCGGGTGCCCCGTTCTACGTGGACCTGTCCATGCCCTACCGGGTGCTGGCTCCCGGCAACGAGTACCTCAACGTGCTGGCCCGCTCCGCCCAGGCGCTGAACATCTCGGCGGGCTCACTCGGTGTGACCCGGATCGGCTCCGGGCCGGTCGGTGCCCAGGGCCCGATCGGTCCACAGGGACCTCCGGGAGCCACCGGGGGCAAGGGCGACACCGGTTCACCGGGCGCGCCGGGCGGTGTGTACACCAGCTACGCACAGCTGGTCGGGCACTAGCCTGGGTCAGTGCTGGACGGGCGTGGGCGAGTCGTCACGGTTCACCACAACCCGAGCTGAGTCACCGAGCTCGAAGATGTGGTTGCCCGCGGTGTCGCGGAGCAGGCGCACCCACTCCGGGTGCCGGTGGCTGTTCAGCGGCGGTCCGACGTAGGCCCGCTCCCGGTCGGCGAAGATATTGTTCCCGGCGTGGCTGTCCCGGATGGTGACCTGACCGTCCTCACCGTTGGCCGCGATGTTGTTCTTGGAGGTCACGTCGCAGATCAGCACGTTGTGGCTGTGCTGGATCTTCACGTTGTTGCCCACCAGCGGGTCGAACTTGCAGCCCGGGGTGGAGATGATCACGGTCCCGGTCACACCTCTGGCCATGATGTTGCGGGCCACGTTGGTCCGGATGGTCAGGTTGGCAGCGCCCTTCTTGGCGTGCACCCCGCCGGTGACGGTGGCGTCAGCAGCCAGGGTGCAGCTCGAGCCCGCCTGGATGGTGACGTTGTGAACCTTGCCATGGATGGTGGTGTCGCAGTTGCGGATGTTGGGCCCATGGCCGGCGGCCTGGGCAGGAGCGGTTACGGACAGAGCAGCGAGCGTCAGTGCGCTCACACCCCCCAGCAGTGTCTTCAACATCCCGGCACCGTACCCACAGTGCCCGGACATACAGGAATCCCACCGCTAGCCTCATCCCATGACCATCGACCAGGCCCAGTCATCCAGACTGGGCCAGCGGGTGGCACCCGAGTCCACCTACGTCCAGATCTTCGACGTGGACCCCGCCACCCCGACCTCGGACCTGGTGGAGGCGGCCTGGCCCGGGATGCTGATCTTCCGGATGGACATCGGGATCCTGCAGATCTTCAACGGCACGGCCGGGGCCTGGCAGGACGTGGCCGGCGGCGTGGCCGGCAAGCTCACCTACGTCGGGCCGGACGAGCCGGTCGAGAGCCCGCCCGCCGTGGTCTTCGCCGAGGGCGACATCTGGTTCGATGACGACGACGGCTTCAAGCAGTACGTCTGGGCGCTGACCCCGACCCCGCACTGGGAGCCGGTGGTGGCCGGGATCGCCTCGCACTCCCAGGGTGCCAACACCGACGGCACACCGCCCGGGGTCACGATCGGGGACATCTGGTTCAACACCGACGACAAGAACCGGCCCTACTGGTGGAACGGCACCACCTGGCTGGACATGCAGAACCCGAGCATCCAGGACATGGCCGACTCGATCGGTGACAACGCCAACAACATCGGCAACAACACCCTGGCCCTGCAGGACCTGAGCACCATCGTGGAGAGCGTGGCGCTGACCGCCTCCAGCGCCAACAACACCGCGGACACCGCCGACGGCCGAGTCTCGATGAGCGACTACATGCCTGGCGGCGACGACGTGGCGGGCCGGGTCAACGGCTCGATCTGGTTCACCCGGACCCGGCCCCGGACCAACGTCTGTACGAACCCCTCCTTCGAGACCAACACCAGCTTCTGGACCTTCGCCCCCGGCGTGGTGGCGGTCCGGGACTCGACCCTGTTCGTGCCGGCCGGGGTCTGGACGCTGAAGGTGACCAACGGGGCCACCGGGCCGTTCACGGTGGCCTGGGGACAGAGCGCCCAGCCGGTCTGCGCGGAGGGCCAGACCTTCACCGCCTCGATCTACGCCGAGCTGCTCAGCGGCAGCGGCGCGAACGTGGTGCTGGAGATTCTCTGGTACGACGCCACCGCCACCCTGATCGGCACCAGCACCAGTGATCCCTTCCAGCTGGTGCTGAACGCCTTCGACCCCAGTCAGCTGGGCACCGCCGCCGAGCCCCGGCTGTTCGTGACCGATGCGGCCCCGGCCGGTGCGGTCTCCTTCTACGTGCGCGAGACCAACCCCAACGCCGGGGATGTCTGGCACACCGGGGAGCTGCTGGTCGAGGCCGAGGACGACCTGGGCCGGTACTTCGACGGAGACTCCTTCGACGGCTCCTGGACCGATGTCCCCCAGAACTCCACCTCGGAGCTGGCCGGCGACAAGATCATCCAGATCTGGGAGCTGCGGGACGGGCAGTGGATCCAGAAGTACCTGACCGAGGACACGCTCTACCTGATCAACGTGGCTAAGCTGATCGGGGAGCTGGACGGCTCGGTCAGCCTGCAGGACAACACCGTCCCGGTGGACAAGCAGCAGGTCGCGCAGTGCTTCGCCACCGAGCCCCTGACCGCGGGCGACCTGGTGAACATCTGGAACAACAACGGGGTGTTCAGCGTCCGCAAGGCCTCCGCCACGCTGCGTCAGGGGGCCTCCGGCTTCGTCCTGGACACGGTGAGCACCGGAGTCTGGGTGAACGTCTACCACGTCGGCTACAACCCGTTCATGACCAACCTGACCCCGGGCGCGCAGTGGCTGTCGGTGACCGGTCAGGTCTCCTCACGGCCACCCACCGCGGTCGGGTCGCTGGTGCAGCGGGTGGGCTCGGCCTCCACCAGCACCACCTTGAACTTCCATCCCACGGTCTCGGTCAAGATCACCTAGGGGGTGGAGTCATAGCGATCGACTGGGGGGCCTACGACTCATCCGGCGGGCTGGGGGTCCGGGTCGGGATCGACGTGTCGGTGGAGACCGCGATCGGGCACAACGAGTCCAGCTGCACCTTCACCGTGGACTACTACACCCAGAACCAGCACAGCTGGAGCGACTCCCAGACCCTGAACCTGACCGGTGCGATCGGGGGCTCGATCGGGTTCTCCAACAACTCCGGTGACGGTGCCGTGGTCAAGCGCGGGTCGCGGACCTACGTCTACAGCTACGCAGGCAACGAGTACGGCAGCTCGCCCGGGAACCGGACCTTCGGGGCCACCCTGGTCGGGGCCTTCAACGGGATCACCCCCTCCAACAGCCACACCTCCGCGATCACCGCGCGCCCGTACGGAGCGCCGGCCAAGCCCACCCAGACCGCGGTGGACCGCTACTCCAACGACACCGCTCACATCACCTGGAACAACCAAGACACGGTGGGCGAGCCGTACGGCAACATCTACGTCGAGCGCTACGCCTACGGGCACGGCACCTGGAACCGGATCACCACGCTGCCCGGCGGGGCCACCGCCTACACCGATGGCGGTGCGATCCCGAACCGGAAGTACACCTACCGGGTCCAGGCCCACAACAGCGTCGATGACTCGGGCTACGACCAGACCGGGATCATCTGGACCACGCCGGCGGCACCCAGCGGGATCGGTCGAGCCACCTCGGGTGCCAACCAGGTGGTCACCTGGACCACCAACGCCGACTACCCCGAGGCCGAGAACGTGGTCTACCACGCCGCGAACGGGGTCTGGGACGGCTCCGCGCTGGCCGTGGTCGGCGGCCAGAGCTACACCCACGTCGCGCCGGACCCGACCAAGCGGCACAAGTACCGGGTCCGGACCAGGACCACCTCGGGTGCGACCCTGTACTCCGACTACTCCCCGGAGACCAGCGAGTCGGCGCTGACCACCTCGGCCCCGAACCCGCCGACCAACCTGTCCCCGGCCGGCGATGTCACGGTCAACGAGGCCGCCGTGGTCGTGCTCAGCTGGACCTACAACCCCGCGGACGGGAGCGCGCAGACCGCCTTCACCATCCAGCATCGGGAGTACGGGACGACCGCGTGGACCGTGGTGAGCCCGCCCGGCTCCTCGGCGAAGACGTACAGCCTGCCGGCCAACACCTACGCCAAGGACAAGCGGGTCGAGTGGCAGGTCCAGACCGCCGGTGCCAGCGGCACGATGAGCGCCTTCTCGGCCTCGGCCACCTTCTTCACCCAGGCCACGGTGACCACCACGATCACCAAGTACCCGCTGTTCATGGACATCATCACCGGTCAGATCGAGGCCGACTCCCAGGGCCTGCCAGGTCCGACCGCGGATGCCGCGGACTGGTACTCCAGCTCCGCCCAGGCGATCGCGAACGGCGGGGGCATCAGTCAGGTCACCGGGCTGGCGCTGGTGGGTGCGGCTCCGACCTGGGGGCACCTGAGCGGGAGCAACGTGGTGATCGACAAGGCGGGCACCTATCTGGTCACCGGCTCGGTCACCTTCGCCGCCAACACCGCCGGACGCCGGCTCGCGGCGATCGTCGTCAACGGAACCGAGGTACGCCGCCAGGATGTCGGTAGCGCCACCGTCGCCTCCAACCCCGCCACGGTGACGGTCTCGACGCTGGTCGAGGCGGCCCTGAACGACACGATCGGACTGTGGGCCTTCCAGAACGGTGCTGCGAGCAACCTGCTGGGTAACCCCGGCCACGACCTGCAGATCGCCCCGCTGGTCACGGTCTCCACCGGCGGCGGAGGTGGCGGTGGGTCCGGTGGCGCGCCCACTGGCGCTGCGGGCGGGGATCTGATCGGCTCCTACCCGAACCCCTTGATCGCGAGCGCCACCTTCAGCTTCGCCACGGCCAGCACGCTGTGGTCGTGCCCGCACAACCTGGGCAAGCAGGAGGTCCTGGTCTACACCCAGGACAACAGCAACGTCGAGCAGTTCGGCGATGTGACCAGGGTCAACGCCAACCTGGTGGAGATCCGCTGGTACAACCCGATGACCGGCCTGGTCCGGATCAGCAAGTAGGAGACGCTCATGCCCAACTTCGGTGCCCAGATCAACACCAGCCGGATCCCGATCCTGGGGCTGATCCCGGAGCAGGCGGCTACCGCGTCCCCACCCGCGTCGCCGGTGGAGGGGCTGTTCTGGAACGACACCACCGCCCATGTGATCAAGGTCTACCTGGCCGGAGCCTGGACCACCCTGGGCAACGCGGGCGCGGGCGGTCCACCGTCCGGTGCCGCGGGCGGGGACCTGGGCAGCAGCTACCCGAACCCGACCGTGGTCAAGGCCCAGAGCGGGTTCACCATCAACGGGGTCGCCGCGGTGATCACCACCGACAGCAGGCTGAGCGACTCCCGTACGCCCAGCGGCACCGCCGGCGGCAAGCTGGTCGGCACCTACCCGAACCCGTCGCTCGTCACTGGCGCGATCACTCCCAACGAACTGGCCTCTCAGGCAGTCGGTCCGAGTGCCATCGGCCTCGGCCTGATCAGTACTGCTGACAGCGGTAATGCGGCGAACACCACTGCGGCGCTGCGCTCGATCGGCACGTCCAGCGGCCAGGCGATGAACGGCAGCACCAGGCTGGACCAGATCATCCCGCCCACCGCGCCGCTCAGCATGAACGGGTCGCGGATCACCACCATGGCCGATCCGCAGGCCGCGATGGATGCGGCGAACAAGAACTACGTGGACACGGTGGCCCAGGGCCTGGACCTGCACGGCTCGGTGAAGCTGGCGACCACGACCAGTCTGAGCAGTGGCGGCGTGCCCACCGGAGCTCAGACCGTGGACGGGATCGCGGTGGTCACCAACGACCGGGTGCTGGTCAAGAACCAGTCCAACGCGGTGAACAACGGCATCTGGATCGCCAACACCGCTGGTGCCTGGAACCGCGCCACCGACGCCGACAACACCAACGACCTGTCCCCGGGCTCGTTCGTGTTCGTCGAGCAGGGCACCGTCCAGGCCGACACCGGCTGGGTGATGACCAACGACACCCCGCCCGCCCCTGGTACCGACGCGATCAACTGGACCCAGTTCTCCGGGGCCGGCTCGATCATCGCCGGCACCGGACTGGCGCAGACCGGGACCACCATCAACGCCCAGGGCACCCCGAGCCGGATCAGCGTCTCCGCGGACAACATCGACATCGACGCCGCCTACGCCGGGCAGGCCTCGATCACCACCCTGGGTGCGGTGGCCACCGGTGCCTGGAACGCGACCACGATCGCGATCGCCAAGGGCGGCACCGGGGGCACCGATGTCAAGACCGCCCGGAACAACCTGGGGGTGCCCTCGAACTTCCAAGGGGTCGTCCCGGCGCTGACCGCGGGAGCCTGGACGACGATCCAGACCTACAAGGGCGGTCCCTACCCCACCGACATCACGCTCTGGGTCGCCGCCACCCTCGAGCAGATCTACCTGGACGTGCGGTGCGTGACCCCGGGAACCGGGGGTGCGGCCTACACCGACGTGCAGGTGCGGCCCGGGATCAACTACGCGGCGAGCGCGCTCTCCTACAGCGTCTCCGGGCAGGACTGGAACTGATGCCCCTCCTCGGAGCTGCGCTGCAGCTGCCCCAGCAGGCCACGCCGGCCAACCCCGCTGCCGGGTACGCGCTGCTGTACGTCAAGAGCGACAACAAGGTCTACGTCAAGGACTCCAGCGGCGTCGAGTCCGTGGTCGGGACCGGAGCCGGGGGCCCGGTGATGCAGACCGGGACGGTGCTCATCACCATCCCCACCACGGCGTACTTCGCGACCGTCACCGTCAACTTCACTCCCGGGCTGTTCGCCGCCGTTCCCGTCGTGACCGCGACCGCCAACGCGGCCCCGACCGCCGTGTATGCCTCCACGACACTCCCCACCACCACCTCGGTCGCGATCTACGCGGTCCGGCGCGACGGCTCGAACCCGTCGTCCGCGCAGGCGATCACGGTCTCGTGGATGGCGTTCCAGTGAGCGTGCTGGCCGTGACACGGATGAGACGATCAAGACACAGGAGGTAGCCATGCCCGCCAACACTCCGATCCAGGGGTTCCGGGTCCCGATCGGGACCGACGACCCCGATGTGGTCGATGACATGACCCAGCTGGCCAAGGGCATCGAGAAGCGGGTGGTGGGCATCTACGCCACCACCGTGGCGCGGGACACCGCGGTCTCGGGCCTGGTCGAGGAGGGCATGATGGCCTTCACCAAGGACACCAACAAGCTCTGGTACTTCGACGGCGCGGCCTGGCAGGAGTTCAAGCAGGGGTCCTTCAAGATCGGCTCCGGACCCTCGGTGCCCACCAACTCCGACCCCGGGTATGTCAACGGAGACGTGTTCTTCAAGATCTGAGCGGAGCCTCGATGTCGCTGAGCATCAAGATCAACGGTGTCTGGACCGACGTTCAGCGACCCTACGTCAAGCGCAACGACGTGTGGGTGGCGGCCAACGAGGCCTGGATCAAGACCGGCGGGGCCTGGGTACGGGCCTACGAGTACGACGTGATCCCGCCGAACCCGCCGGAGATCACCCTGGAGGTGGTCGAGGACTTCGACTCCAAGCAGGTGCTGCAGACTCGCTACATCAAGGTGGGCACCCGGCTGCCGGGGGCCTACAACGACCCCGACGCCCGGCTGACCCGGGTGCTGACCAACTACTCCGGCAAGCCTCCGCAGACTCAGTTCGGCGGCACCTTCACCTCGACCCCGGACAAGGACTGGACCGGCGAGCCGTGGAGCGAGTGGCGCTACAACTCCTACGGCGACCACAACGACACCTCGAACTACACCTACAAGCAGTGGCCGCCCAACGTCTCAGCCGGGTACACCATCCCGGGCGACAAGGACTACTACTTCGGCGGCTGGTCCCTGGACGACGCCGGCAACTGGTCGGCCGGCAACCAGGCCGTCATCAGCATTCCCAAGGACTCGATCAAGACCGCCAACATCGTGGTCAAGGAGGCCCGGTTCCAGCCGAACGGGTCGGGCACCTGGCGCAGCGACGGCTACCACAGCGGCGACCTGATCCAGCAGCAGAATCCACGGGCGTACGGGATCTGGTTCCACGGCAACCAGTTCACCGACTCCATCGGCGCGATGGGTGCGCCCACGATCCGCAGCGCCCAGATCTACATCCGCCGGGAGGGCAGCGACCAGGACACCGGGACCGGAGGCGCGGCGAACCTCTACCTGTACTGGCACGGCTACGCCACCCTCGCCTCGCTGCCTGCGGCCGGGACCGGGCTGGACATCCACGATCTCACCAAGATCACCGTGGCCAAGGTGGGTCAGCTGGCCAAGGGCGAGGGCCAGTGGTTCGACCTGCCCGACGCCTTCAACGACAACCTGAACACCCAGACCAAGGGCATGGGACTGTTCTGGAAGGATCCGGTCAAGGCGGCGGCCGCCCCCAACGACTACTCGAGGATCGTGGGTACGAGCGAGGCACTGCGCTGCGGCGAGGTGCACGTGGTGTGGGAAGAGAAGCTGTGACCAACCGAGAAGGGAACCAAGATGAGTGAGCAGGACCAGAAGCGCGCCGAGAAGGACCAGCTGCGTCCGCAGGACCAGAAGCGGCCCCAGCAGGAGAACGTCGAGAGCGACGACAGCAGCCAGGTAGTGGACTCCGGGGTACCCGGACAGATCCAGTTCCCGGACCGCACCGTCTACGCCGAGCGAGCAGCGGCCTTCGCCGCCGGCAAGGAGGACACGCTGTACCCGCCCGAGGACGAGCCGGACGACTCCACCCGTCAGGTCTACAACACCCAGGCCGATCCCATCGAGCCCGGGGACGAGACCGGCGAGGAGACCGAGCCGGCCGCGATGCGGGGCATGGACACCGACGACGAGGACGACGACCACAGGGACGACAGGTAGGTCATGACCGAGCAGCCACGCGACCCGGAGACCGGGCAGTTCACCACCGAGGAGCCGGCCGAGGACGAGGAGGAGCTCGAGACCTCCGAGGCCGACGAGGATGAGGCCGACGAGGACGAGGACGAGGTGGACGAGGTGGATGACGAGGACGAGTCCACGCCCCTGGACTTCGACGGTGACGAGGAGATCGATCCGGACGACTCCGCAGACCCCGGCGGCGGCGGTGCCGGTGAGGCCGACGACGGCGATCCGGGGGTGAGCTGATGCGCCCGGTCAACAAGCCGATCGGGACCCCGTACGGCAGGCGGGGTCCCTACTGGTCCTGTCGCAGAGACAGTCGCGGCTGGGGGATCCACACCGGCGTGGACTTCCCGGCCCCGATCGGCACCACGGTGATCGCGGCCCGGGGCGGCAAGGTCGTCTACTGCAACCACGGCTCGGCGTTCGGGAGGCACCAGATCGAGATCGTCCGGGGCGACGGCACCCGGGACTTCTACGCCCACATGAGCAGGCGCAGCGTGCCGAACGGGGCCAGGATCCGGGCCGGCCGGAAGATCGGCGAGGTCGGGATGGAGGGCAACGTCACCGGTCCGCACCTGCACTTCGAGCGGCACTCGGTGTCGTCCGGCCCGTGGTCGTGCGCGATCGTGCGCGACCCGCAGCCCAGCATCGACTTCAAGCCGAAGAAGAGGAAGTAGGGAGCCCCGAGATGACCAACTTCCCACCGAAGGTCCGGCAGACGCTGTACCGGATCCAGTACGTCGTCTCGGGCATCATGTTCCTGATCGGAGTCGGCTACGCGGCCTCGACCACCGCGCTCCCGGAGTGGTACGGCGTCGTCACCGCCGTGCTCTCCGCGCTGTGGACCTACACCGGGATCACCGCGGACCGGAACGTGCCCGCGGTGAGCACGCCCGGCACCCCACCGCAGGGCTACCCGGACCCACCGGTGATGTAGCCATGCCCATCGGGGTCACCGTCACGGGGTGCTTCACGCGCAACGATCGTCCGGTCCAGGGCCTGGTCCGGTTCGTACCGGAGCGGCTCTGGGTGATCGAGGGTGGGATCACCTGGGCCTGCCTGGCACCGATGGTGCTGCTGGACGGCGGTGGCCGGTTCGAGGTCAAGCTGACCCCCACCGACGCCGACAGCGTGCCCTGGTGGTACATCGTGGAGACCCCGGTCCGGGCCTGGCGGTTCCGGGTCTACAAGGGCCGGGATACCGTCGGCCTGAAGGAGCTGCTGGGTGAGCATCATCCTCGGCCGCGGCCCTAAGACAGACGATGAGCTGTACCAGCTGGTCAAGACCATGTGGGGGATTACGATCCCGAGGCACAAGGTCTGCAGCGACCACGACGCGCCCTTCGACGCCTTCGCCGAGGCCTACTTCCGGCGGCGCTCCTCGATCCTGATCCACGGCTCCCGAGGCCTGTCCGGCAAGTCCCGGCTGATGTCGATCCTCGGGCTGACCGTGGCCAGCGTGCTGGGCAGCGACGTGAACATCGTGGGCGGCTCACTGAACCAGTCGATCAACATCCACAACACCATCCGCAACGCCTGGGAGAACGAGCAGGCCCCGCACTACCTGGTCAAGGAGGAGACCGCCACCCGGATCAAGCTGACCAACAAGGCGGTGATCATGCCGCTGACCGCCTCCCAGAAGTCCGTGCGTGGCCCGCACCCGCCGTCCCTGCTCCTGGACGAGATCGATGAGATGGAGCTGGCCATCTTCGATGCCTCGCTCGGCCAGCCGATGCCCCAGGAGAACTGGAAGGGCGACATCATCCGGCCGATGACCGTGATGACCTCGACCTGGCAGTACCCGGACAAGACCTTCGCCGAGGTCCAGCAGCGCTTCATCGACGCCGACGAGCACATCTACCGCTGGTGCTACCTGGACACCGCCAACCCGATCGACGGCTGGCTGGACCAGGAGACCATCGACCAGAAGAAGCGCGAGATCCCGGCCGAGATGTGGCGGGTGGAGTACGACCTCGGCGAGCCCTCGATCGGCAACCGCGCCATCGACTCCGAGGCGGTGGAGAAGATGTTCTCCCTGCCCGAGACCGCGATCGCCCAGACCGTGAGCAAGGAGCGCCAGGTCTACCGGTTCTCCGACCCGAAGTCAGACCGGGAGTACGTGATCGGCGCGGACTGGGCGCAGTCCCAGGACTGGACGGTGATCACGGTGGCCGACGTGACCTTCTCCCCGGCCCGGGTGGTGCACTGGACCCGGATGCGCCGGCATCCCTACCCGGTGATGATCGGGGCCTTCAACAAGCTGATGAAGGAGTACAACGCCGAGGGCATCCACGACGCCACCGGCCTGGGCGCGGTGGTGGCCGACTACATCGACCGGCGGGCCCGCGGCTTCCTGATGACCGGGGAGAAGCGGGACAACATGCTGAGCGAGTACATCTCAGCGATCGAGAACGGCAAGTGGCTGGCTCCCCGGGTCCCGGTCTTCTACAAGAACCACCTCTACGCCTCGGTGGAGCAGATCTACGCCCGCGGCAAGGAGTACCACCTGCCCGACGAGATCTGCTCGATGGCGCTGTGCTGGCGGCTGGTCTCCAAGCGGGCCATCCCCGCGCTGCCGATCGTGCTGGCCGGGAACAACGACCCGTCCTGGATCGAGCGGGAGATGCAGGAGAACGCCGACGCCAAGCGCAAGCCCGGCCACTGGGTGGTGGGCAGCGTGCAGAACAAGTCCAACCAGACCGCCGAGGAGTTCGATCTGATGGTCTGAGGGTGACAGCCTCGGGAGACTGAGGGTATGGCAGACCAGCGGCTTCCCCAGGGTGACATCTCCACCTGGGACGAGGACAACGCCGGCGACGAGATCCCCACGCGCTTCGGGCCGATGTCCGAGCTCGGGGTCACCGGCGTCAAGCGGGTCTCCGGCTACATCGATGAGGAGTTCCTGCCCGCGCTGCGCGGTCGCAAGGCGGTCCGGGTCTTCCGGGAGATGTCGCTGAACGACTCGATGGTCGGCGCGATGCTGTTCAGCATCGACAAGCTGATCCGCGAGGTGGAGTGGAAGGTGCTGCCCGCCGACCAGTCCCAGGAGAACGTGCTGGCCCAGGAGTTCCTGGAGAGCTGCATGGACGACATGAACGAGCCCTGGGACGCCTTCATCGGCGAGGTGCTGTCCATGCTCACCTACGGCTGGTCCTGGCACGAGATCGTCTACAAGCGCCGGCTGGGCCCCTGGGAGAAGGACCCGAGGCGGCGCTCGAAGTACTCCGACGGGCTGATCGGCTGGCGGAAGATGCCGATCCGCGCCCAGGAGACCCTGATGCGCTGGTCCTTCGATGAGACCGGCGGGATCCGGGCGCTGGTGCAGATGGCTCCGCCCAAGTACCAGACCACGGTGATCCCGATCGAGAAGAGCGTGCTGTTCCGCACCGCGGTGGCCAAGGGCAACCCGGAGGGCATCTCGATGCTCCGGACCGCCTACCGGCCCTGGTACTTCAAGAAGCGCCTGGAGGAGTTCGAGGCGATCGGTGTGGAGCGGGACCTGGCCGGCATGCCGGTAGGAAGGGTCCCTGCGGACTACCTGACGGCGGCCACGGGCACTCCACAGGCCAAGACCGTGGATGCCTTCCGGAAGATGGTCCGTGGGGTTCGCCGGGACGAGAACGAGGGCCTGGTGCTGCCCACCCAGTACGACCCGGACACCAAGCAGCCGCTGTTCGACTTCGAGCTGATGAGCTCGGGCGGCACCCGGCAGTTCGACACCAACTCGATCATCAGCCGCTACGAGCAGCGGATCCTGATGAGCGTGCTGGCCGACTTCATCCTGGTCGGGCACGAGTCCACCGGCTCCTACAGCCTGCACACCGACAAGACCGGCATCTTCCGCTCGGCCCTGAACGCCTTCGCCAAGGGGATCGCCGACACCCTGAACCGGTACGTGGTGCCCCGGCTGTTCGCGGTGAACGGCTGGAAGCTGGACCAGCTGCCCCGGTTCGAGCCCACCAACGTCGATCCCCCGGCCCTGGACCAGCTGGCCGCCTTCATCTCCGCCACCGCCGGTGCCGGCATGCAGTGGTTCCCGGACCCGGAGCTGGAGAAGTACATCCGCGAGATCGCCCGGCTCCCGGAGATGACCGATGAGGACGTGGACTACAAGCGGGCCATGTACCAGCAGCAGCAGGCCACCGAGTTCGCCGGCGGCCAGATGGAGCTGCTGGGCATGAAGCAGAAGGCCGAGCTGACCGCCCAGGGGCTGAGCCCGGAGCAGGCCCAGATGCACTCCGAGCAGCCCACCGCGGAGATGCAGCAGCAGTACGCGGTGGACGGGGCCAACTCCGAGCAGGAGGGCGAGGCCGCCCGACGGCTGCACCCGGTGGGACAGGCCGACCAGGCCGACGCCCAGATGCAGATGCAGATCGAGCAGTCCCGGGAGGAGATGAAGAACGCCCCGCCCCCGGCGGACCCGAACGAGGACAAGCGGTTCGCCCGCGAGAAGCAGAAGTCCGACCAGGACGAGAAGTACGCTGCTGTGGGCCACAAGCGGGAGACCGAGAAGATGAAGCTCGCCGACCAGCTGGCCGAGCGCAAGCACAACCGGGACATCGCGGTGCTGCGCGAGAAGAAGAAGCAGATCGGCCGGCCGGACCGGCGGGTCGCGAAGAAGCCGCCGCCGAAGAAGGGGAAGTAGATGCCCTACGCGAGCAAGGCGCAGCGTGGCTACCTGCACGCCCACCCCGAGATCACCGACAAGAAGGGCCACCCGGTGGCCGCCAAGTGGGACGCCGAGATCCGCCGGCGGAAGCGGGTGGCGAAGGCCAAGGCCCCCGGCTGGCTGCAGCCGCTGGCCATCGGCACCGCCGGTGGCGCGCTGGCCAACCAGCTCCCCTCGTTCGAGGAGCAGGCCCGGCTGCGGGAGAACCGGCGTCGCCGGAAGTCGGCTGCCAAGGCGAATGTGAAGAAGAACTATTCACCACCGGTCTGGCCCGATGACGGCTACTTCAACGCCCGGGCGGCCCAGCAGGCCTACGACCTGGTGATGAAGATGGACGACGACACCGCCGAGATGTTCACCACCATCGTGGTCGGCGACATCCTGGAGGGCGACATCGAGGCCAACCAGCGCACCCTGCAGAAGCACCTGAACGAGGTGGTGGCCAAGCGGATCACCGACCTGAAGCGGGCCACGCTGCGGGCGGTCAGCAAGTCCGGGGGCGACTCCGCCGAGCAGGTCGCCTTCGCCCAGGCGCTGGCCGTGCTCGAGCGGCTGGTGAGCAAGGCCGACGACGACTTCAAGTGGGACCCGAAGGCGCACCCGCGCGGCGGGGTCAACCCCGGCTGGTTCCGCAGCAGCGTCAGCCACACCCAGCAGAAGCCGCTGCATCCCAAGACCGCGGAGACGATCGGGATCAAGCGCCATCCCGCCCACCAGGACATGAACGACAAGCAGCGGGCCCAGTACCAGGACGAGTACCGGCAGCTGAAGGGCTTCCTGGACCAGGCCTACCAGGCCAGCCCCAACCCCGGCGACACCAAGATCCAGCTGCACTTCCGCGACCACGACGGCACCCAGTACGCCGAGGAGCACCCGGGGACCAGGCCGAAGCCGAAGATGCTGGACCCCCGGGAGCGGACCCTGGTCGGGATGAGTGCGCAGCCAGCGGGGCTGACCCTGGGCGGGGCTGCGTTCGGGCTGACCTCGGCCCTGGGCGGGAGCATGTCGCCGGGGGTGATGGGCGGGCTCAACACCGCCGGGCAGAAGCTGCCGGACTTCGCCGAGAACTGGACCAAGGCAGGCAGTGGGGCGAACAGCAACGAGCGTCTCTACAACCGGCTGGAGACCGGGAGCGGGCTGCTGCGCGACCTGACCCCGAACGGCTCCAAGGCGAACCTGGCCGGGCACGTGGGCAACTTCGTGGGCTCCTACGGCCCGCAGGCCGAGGCCGTGATCGGCCCGCCGGCGCGTCGGACCGCCTACCGGTACCGGGGCACCGAGAAGAAGCCGGACCCGCAGATGGTGGCGGCCTACGAGACCGCGATCCGCAACTCGATGGGCAACCGCGGCCGGAACGTGGAGGACGACGCGATCACCCGGCGCGCCCAGAACCGGGCGATCGAGGCCAAGCGGAGGGAGGTCGCGGACGCCACCAAGACCCCGGTGGAGGCGGTCCGGCTGACCGCCGACGAGCGGGTCGAGGCGATGAACTCGGCTCGCAGCGAGCGGAGGGCGGCCTCGACCAGCCCGAACCCGACGTTCACAGAGCAGCAGGGAGCCGCCGCCGAGATCGCCGCCTACCTGGGACGGTCGGCCGACGACCCCCGAGGCGGGGCAGCCCCCAGAAGGGGGCTGTACAACCTGCAGCTGGCCAGCGGGAACACCCCGCCGTCCGAGGGCGTGATCCTGGATCGGAACGGCAAGATCGTCACCCAGGCGATCGGCTACGGCGACGACCACTACCTGCCGTTCAACCTGAAGAACCTCAAGGGCCTGAAGGGCGGCTCCTACATCCGCAACCGCTCGGTGGGCGGGCTGACCAGCGAGGACATCTACACCGGGCTGGTCAGCGGGGCGCGCTCGGTCACGGTGGTCTCGAGGTCGGGCACCTTCACCATGGAGTTCGAGCCGGACTTCCGAGGCGGGCGTCGGCACAACGACAAGGCGCGCCGGATGACCCGGCGCTACGAGCAGATCCTGGACGCGGTGCAGTCCGAGCAGGTGGAGCGCCAGGGGATCATGCCGGAGACGCGCCGGGCGATCGCCGACAAGGTGCGGGCCGAGGCCGAGAACAACCCGCTGATGGGTCCGAATGTCATCCGGGCGGAGGTGAACCGCCGGATCGAGGAGTACAAGGCCAACCCGGAGATCGAGCCCGAGGACGAAGAGTACTTGGACTTCATGACCAACTACCAGACCGCCGGGATGGCCCTCGACAGCCCCGAGCGGAATGCCATCAAGAGCAACCTGCGCAACCAGATGGCTGCGGAGAAGGAGCTGAAGTTCCGACTGAACGGCGACGGCTACGCGGCTGCCCTGGAGGGGCTGCGCGAGCAGTTCCCCTACTACATCAAGGTCCGCTCGGAGCCGACGAAGGAGGGGAAGTTCGAGCGGGAGCCGGACCTGGGCTACGTGGAGCCGGACAAGATCCGTCCCACCGCCGCAGCCGCCGGTCTGTTCGGTGCCAAGCGCCAGCACCAGTACCAGAGCAGCCCGGGGAAGATCTCGGCTGCCGAGGCCGACTACGCCGGCGGTGCGCCGCGTCGTGCTGCTCCTGCGCCTGCGGCTCCGGCCGCCGAGGCTCCGGAGGGCGAGACCACGGCCACGCCCGAGGGCACGGCCGAGAAGACCAAGGCCGCCAAGCCCGAGACTCTGGACCCGGTGTCCCAGGCCGGGTACGCCGACAAGGCGGTGACCGTCCAGCAGGCGATCAAGTCCGAGGTCGCCTTCGCGCCGGGCAGCGTGGTCCCGCCCTGGGTGAGGATGGACGAGGACCAGTTCCGCGCCCACCTGCGGGACAAGGACAACCTGACCAGGTTCGACCAGTGGATCTCCCAGCACCAGGAGATGCTGGCCTCCGACCCCGAGGTGGACAAGACCCTGCTGGGCTACCACCAGGCGGCGGGCCGGATCGGGCAGAAGATGTACGAGCCCGCCCTGAACCAGGAGTGGCGGCCCAAGCCCTACCGGTTCCCCGACGAGAGCAAGGCCTATCGCCCCGAGGCCACGACCGCCGAGCGGCAGGCCGAGCTGAAGCGGATCGGAGCGAACGCGGTCGGGGTGGTCAGCCTCAAGCCGGTGGCGTCGATGAGCGATGCCGAGCTGCAGGCCGAGGTGGCGGGGGTGGCCGGGGTCCGGCGGAAGCTGGGCAGCCTGGAGGGTGCTCCCGACTTCGAGGACATGAAGACGCTGCTCACCGGGATCAACCGGGACTCGCCCACCCTGGCAAGCGTGTTCCGGGACGCGACGAACGACCCGAAGGGGATGGACGACTACCTGGAGATGGTCCACCGGACCAGAGCGGTCAACCAGGCGGTGCCGAGCGCGGAGCGTGGTGCGGCTCCGGCGCAGGAGGAGGTGGTCCACAACCCGATCACCGAGAAGGAGAACACCGTCAAGCCGCTGCTGGAGAAGATGGAGCGGATCAAGTATCTGACCGACCACACCATGAGGCTCCATGCCGAGGGCACTCCCGAGCGCAAGCGGCTGCAGCACCTGCGCGACGACCTCGGGCTGATCGAGGACGAGGACGGCACCGGAGCCGACGAGCTGATCGGCATGTCGGACGCCCATCCGGAGGCGGTCGATCTGATCCTGCACGCCCTGCACACCGGTGATGTGCAGGACTGGCAACCGGCACCGGAGCCGGAGCGGGTACCGGTACCGCGTAGTGGTCCGATCCTGTCGTGACCGCCGTCCCGGTCCCCCGTCCTACCCCGGCGGTCGAGCTCCGGTTCCACCCCACCGACCTGGACGAGGGGACGCTGCGGGAGGCGCTGCGCCCCCTGGGCTCACCGAGCGAGGCGATCGAGGCCGCGCTGATGACGGCCCGGCTGATGGTGGTCACCCAGGCCAAGGCCGAGGTGGCTGCGCTGACCGGGGAGATGAGCGCGGCCAAGCTGATCGGAATCGCGGACCTGGCCTGGCAGGTCTATGCGCCCACCTTCCTGCGGTCGCTGGGCCCGGTCTTCGCCGAGGAGTACCTGCGCACGATGCGGGCGGCCGGGGCCGGGGACATCCCGATGGCCACGGTCTACGCCCTGGCCGAGCAGCACGCCGCCCGGATGGGCACCCACTTCCACGAGTCCTCCCGGGACGCGCTGGGGCAGGGGTTCAACACCTTCGTGAACCGGAGGATGACCGAGCGGGTGGCCGCCGACCGGGTGCTGGACGGCTACGGGCTGACCGCCCGGGGGATGGCCGGGTACACCTCGCGGTCGCTGGACAAGGCCAACACGGTCACCCCGCTGAAGCTGAAGGAGCGGGTGGGCGACTACATCGGCACCTCGGTCCGCCGGCGGTCCAGGCTCTTCGCCACCCAGGAGCAGCACAACATCAGCCAGCAGGCCCGGCAGGTCGCCTGGATGTGGATGCAGGACAAGGGCCAGATCACGGCGGGGGCGGAGAAGGTCTGGATCACCGCCCGCGACGAGCGGACCTGCGACCAGTGCGCGCCGATGCACGGGGTCCGGGTGCCGGTCACCGAGCGGTTCACGCTGCCCAACGGCACCCAGGTCTACGTGCCGGGGATGCACCCGAACTGCCGGTGCACCGCCGAGCTGCTGGACCACCCGTGGATGGCCACGGTGGACAAGCGGGGCGTGCTGAGCAAGGCCGAGACCTGGAACCCCAAGGAGCACCCGCGTGGCGGCGACTCGAGGAACCCCGGCCGGTTCAGCGCCAAGGCTCGCTCATCGCCAACCAGGCCACCGGTGACCGAGCAGCAGGACTACTCCGCGTTCCAGCGGTTCCTGGACACCGCTGCAGAGCAGATCGAGGAGGAGGTCAAGCCCAAGGTGGTGATCGATGACCGGCCCAAGGTGGTGATCAGCGATCGTTCCCCGGTGGTGATCAACGACCGCCCGCCCCCGGTGGTGGTCAACGACCGTCCTCAGAGGCTCACCATCAACGACCCGGCGGCCCCGAAGGAGAAGCTGACGATCACCAACGTCGCCGACGAGCGGGTCAAGCCGGTCTTCCGGCCCAGCCCGAAGCAGCGGCTCCTGATCAACGAGGGCACCGCGAAGACGATCATCCGGGGCCTGGCTGAGGTGAAGGCCAAGCTGCCACCGCCGCCCAGCCGGCCGCACAAGGACACGATCAGGCTGGACGGACCCGGTGGTCCCGGGCCGGTGTACTACATCGCCACCCCGTATGAGATGGCCGAGAGTGAGCACTACCGGGACGGCCTGATCGAGCTGAACACCGAGATGGAGTTCGGCCAGGAGCAGACCCATGGCGACGAGACCGGGGAGGACGCGATGGCGCGAGCCGCCCGGGAGTACTTCAATGAGCAGTTGACCAGCGAGTCGGATGCGATGTGGGAGAACGAGGAGAACTACCTCGAGCGGACCGACGAGCACGGCACATCGATCCGGGCGCTGATCCCCGAGGAACACCTCTACGACATCGTGGCGGCAGCAGCTTGGAACGACCCGGGCGGTCCGGGCGACGACCACATGAGGATCGACTGGACGATCGACAGCCCCGGATCCTCATCGCACGGGGAGCCGGTGGCCACCGAGTACATGAGGTACTCCGAGGTCGCCCAGGAGATGAAGCTGAGTCCTGAGTCCTTCGTGCTCAGCGTCCTGGTGCTCACCGAGGGTCACAACTCCGACCTGGGCAAGACCCGCCAGCTCGCCACCGGGACCAGGTACGGCGATGAGGTCTGGACCGGCACCGGTCTGTACCGGCTCGAGCCGATGACCGGGGTGATCCAGGAGGCCAACGGTCCCCCGATCCGGTTCATGCATCTGGTTCCGGAGGGCATCGAGCCCTACGACGTGATCCCGCCGGGCTACGTCCCGCCCGAGGATGACGAGCCGACACCCGGCAGGCCGCCGTATGGGCTGTGAGTAGACCGGATCGGGATCATGAGGGTATGAGCACCGACCAGGAGCTGTATGCCACCAACGAGACCTTCCGCGAGGTGGCCGACCTGTTGTTCGGCGGTGGCGGTGACCAGCTGCTGGCCGGCATCTCCAAGGCCAACCCGGGCCAGTCCGACCTGGCCACCAGCGACCGGAAGAAGCGCGCCCTCACCGCCGGGCTGAGTGCGGTCGGGGCCACCGCCGGCGCGGCCGGCCTGGGCTACGCCGCCCACAAGACCGGCGGGGCCTACCGGGCCGCCCGGTTCGGCGAGACCACGCTGAAGGCGGCGAAGACGGCCCGGGCCGCTGGGAACGCGGCCCCCAAGCTCCAGCCGGTGATGTCGCGACCACGTGCGGTCGGGCAGGCGATCAAGCACGAGAAGCTCGGCACCGCGCTGGTCCCGCTCGAGGTGGCCGGTCTGGGCGGCGAGATCATGTCCACCAAGATCCTGCACGGGGACACCAAGCGCAGCTCACCGAAGAAGCCGGTGATCAAGCGGCTGAAGGGTGGCGGCCTGGTCAGGAAGGACATCACCGAGATCCCCGAGGCCGGGCAGCTGCCCAGGACCAAGGGCCAGCTGACCCGGGCCGTGGTGACCAACCCCAAGGTGCAGGCCAAGGGCCTGGAGTACACCAAGAAGGGAGCCGGCGCGCTGAAGAAGCTCCCGAGCAAGGTGAAGACGGTGAACACCTCCAAGCGGCTGGAGCCGGTCGATGTGGTCTGGTCCGGGGAGTTCGCCAAGGCTGACGCCGACAAGCAGCAGCTGTTCGGCTGGGCCTCGGTGGTCGAGGTGGACGGCGAGCCCGTGGTGGACCTGCAGGGCGACGTGATCACCGCCGAGGAGATGGAGAAGGCGGGCTACTCCTACGTGATGAAGTCCCGCAAGGGCGGGGACATGCACCTGCGGGACAACTGGGAGCCGATCCAGAAGTCGGAGATGATCGAGTCCTTCATCGTCACCGACGACAAGCGCCAGGCGATGGGGCTGCCGGACTCGGTGCCCACCGGCTGGTGGGTCGGGTTCCAGGTCCAGGACCCCCAGGTCTGGGCGGACGTGAAGGCCGGGAAGCGGACCGGGTTCTCCATCCATGGCACCGGCAAGAGGACTCCGGCATGACCATCTCCAAGATGAGCGACACCGAGCTGCGGCACCGGCGCAAGGTCCAGGGCAACATCGCCCGGACCACCTCGACCCTGGGCCTGAGCGGGCTCGGGATCACCGGGGCCGCCCTGGCGGCCCGGAAGTCTCCCGGCGCGCTGAAGGCGATGGGCAAGATCCCCAAGGTCGGCGCGAAGCTGGGCAAGGACCCGAAGATCGCCTCGGAGAAGCTGAAGAACACCGCCCTGACCACGGGCATCGTCTCCGGCGGCATCGGCGGTGTCGGCGGGTTCAACCAGGCCTCGATCTACTCAGCAGAGTCCAAGCGGAAGAGGAAGCCAGCCATGCCCGTTGCCAAGTCACGAGGGATCGAGCCCACCACCGCCGGCGAGGTCGGCGTGGCCAAGAACTACGAGGATCTGGTCAGGAAGGAGTGGTCGGCCAACGCCTCCAAGTTCGACTCCGAGCGCTCCCGGATGAAGCGCTCCCAGGGCTACGAGGACGTGGGCACCGCGGCCACCGGCGGCCTGGCGGCGGGTGCTGCGGTCAAGGGAGCCCAGGCCGGGCGCAAGATCATGGCGAACCGAACCCCGGGCCAGCTGAAGGCCCGGCACCTGCCGTCGGTGAAGGCGGTCCAGGCCGGGCGCAAGGCGGCGGCGGTCAAGCACGGCAAGGTCGGGGCCGGGCTGCTGGCCGCCTCCACGGCCACCGGAGCGGCCACGCTCGCGGTGAAGAACCGGAACAAGTCCAAGTCCTGGTCCCCCTACTCCAAGCGGGACACGACCAGCGCGTTCGGGGTGGACCACGAGCCGGTAGCCAAGGTGTTCAAGGCGATGAGTGGACACCACCGTGAGACTGATCAGTAGAGGTTGATGACATGCCACGACGGAACAACTTGACCGACATGGAGATCGATGAGATCTCCACGGTTGACAAGACCGCGAACCAGCTCTCGAGGTTCGTCATCGCGAAGCGGGCTCCTGAGGAGGATGAGATGCCCCAGATCTACAACCAGCAGGGTCAGCCGCTGAAGGAGGACGACCTGGAGTTCGGCGACATCGTGTTCGATGACGACGGACAGGCCTACGAGTACGTCGAGGACGCCGGTGAGGAGATCCCGGAGGAGGAGCGACAGGAGGAGATGGCTGCCGTCGGCAAGTCCGCCTTCTTCGAGCCCGGTCAGCCCAGCCAGGGCACGTTCGCGGCCTCGGTGATGGAGGAGCTCTCCAAGGCCTTCAGCGACGACGACCGGGACAAGGTGATCGCCAAGGCGCTCGGCCGGGTCGAGGAGCTGGAGAAGGCGCAGAACGAGGCGGCCAGGATCGCCAAGTCCGAGCGCGACCTCCGCCTGACCCGTGAGTACGTCTCCAAGGCCGCGGAGTACAACCTGCCCGTCGCGCCCGACGAGCTCGGCCCGGTGCTCTACCGGATGGCCGAGACGATGAGCTACGACGACTGCGCCGTGATCGCCAAGTGCCTGGAGACCGCCGGCAACATCCTCTACGAGGAGGTCGGCTACCAGGGCGGCGGCGACAACTCCGACATCTACTCCCAGGTCGAGGCCCACGCTCTCGACACGTTCGGCAAGGCCGAGGACTTCAACCAGGTCGATGCCATCAACAAGGTGTTCGACGCCAACCCGGACGCCTACGACGAGTACCTGGCCGCGCAGCGCATGAACGGTCGATGAGGAAAGGTAGGGAAGCTCGATGGCTTACGAGGAGAGCCTGCGGTCGATCACGCTGAATGCGGATTCGTCCATCGGCATCTACACGGGCGTACCGGGTGCACCGGGCTCCCCGGACCCGCACGGAGGCAAGCAGTACCACTTCGTGAAGGTGACCGGAGTCCATCAGTGCGGGCTGGGCGACGGAACCGGACCCTGTATCGGGGTGCTGCAGAACAAGCCCCAGGGACCAGGCCAGGCTGCCACGGTGGGATTCCACGGTGTCTCCAAGGTGGTCTGCGACGTGCCGGTCACTGCCGGGACCAAGATCCAGGTCAGTGCCGACGGCCAGGCCACCGGAGCCGGTGCCACCGCTGTCGTCGGCATCGCACTGTCCACCACCGTCAACGCTGGAGAACTCGTCAACGTTCTCCTGACGATCTGAGAGGAGAGAAGCCATGCCGAACCCCACTCAGAGCGATCTCCACGTCAACGTGCCGCTGACCAACATCAGCATCGCCTACATGCAGGACAAGGCGACGTTCATCGCGGACAAGGTGTTCCCGCGGGTGCCGGTCCAGAAGCAGTCGGACATGTACTGGAAGTACTCCAAGTCCGACTGGCGCAGGACCGACGCGCAGAAGCGCGCGCCGGGCACCGAGTCGGCTGGTGTCGGCTGGAAGCTCGACACCGGGCAGTACTTCGCCGAGGTCTGGGCCGTCCACAAGGACATCGATGACCAGGTGCGGGCCAACGCCGACAGCAACTGGCGGCTGGACTCCGACGCCACCGCCTTCGTCACCAACCAGCTCCTGCTCCGCCGGGACCTGGACTGGAACGACAAGTTCTTCAAGCCCGGCCAGTGGGGCACCGACCTCACCGGCGTGACCGGGACCGTGGCCGCGGGGCAGTTCCTGCAGTGGAGCGACCCGAACTCCGACCCGATCGTGCAGCTGACCGACCTGCAGACCAACTTCGTGGAGCAGTCCGGCCGCAAGGCCAACACGCTGGTCCTCGGAGCCCGGACGGTCACCCAGCTGAAGAACCACCCGGACATCATCGACCGGATCAAGTACACGCAGAAGGGCGTGGTCACCACCGACCTGCTCGCCTCGCTGTTCGACGTGGAGAAGATCCTGGTCTCCTACGCCTCGGTGTCCGACGTGTCCGAGATCAACGACGCCAAGGCCCAGGACGCCGCGGCGACGTACCGGTTCATGTCCAACTCCAAGTCGGCGCTGCTCTGCTACACCCCGAGCTCGCCGTCGCTGATGACTCCCGCCGCGGGGTACACCTTCACCTGGAACGGCTACCTGGCCGGCAACTCCTTCGGGATCCGGATGAAGAACTTCCGGATGGAGTGGATCGAGGCAGACCGCATCGAGGGCGAGATGACCTACGACATGCGGGTCATCGCCAAGGACATGGGCATCTTCATGGCCAGCTGCGTGGCATAGCGCAGACTGGTTCGAGGTGGGTCGTGGGTATGACCCGCGGCCCATCTCTTACGTAGGAGGACCGATGTACTCAGCGTTCGGAGTGGACCACGGCGAGGGCATCTCCAAGCTCAGCCAGGAGACCAAGGCCGGCATCCTGGGCCCGATCTACACCGCGGGAGCAGCGAAGCAGGGCAAGGGCGGGGCGGCCTACCGCACCCAGTACGGGCATGGTCTGGCCGGAGCCGCAGTGGGAGGTGGGGCCGGGGCCGGTATCGGAGCACTGGCCGGACGTGCTGCGGGCAAGGGCAAGGCCGGGCTCGGGGCCGCCATCGGTGGCGGGGCGCTGAGCGCCGTCGGCAGCTTCCACGGCAACAAGGCCGGGTACAAGGCAGCGAAGAAGAAGGGCTACCTCAGGGAGGGAAGCTGATGGGAAGTCCACTGCTCAGCAACGACCGAGTTGGCTTCGTGGTCTCCAAGCCGTTCACCTCCCGCGAGAAGGAGTACGCGGTCGGGGACGACTTCGACCAGACCGACGCCCGCAACATCGAGGTCCTGGTCCGGGCCCGGTACGTGATCCCGGTGGTGGAGGACCTCAAGGACCGGCCGAAGTACTGGTACAAGGAGGTCCGGCTGAAGTCCGACGTGCTGGCCCGGCTGTTCCGGGAGAACGTCCAGCTGCGGATGCACCACGAGCCGGACTCCGACGACGTGGTGAACATGGAGCGGCTGGTCCGCCCGGAGACCACCCCGACTGCGGAGGAGCTGGCCCAGGAGAACGGGACCTCCGAGGAGAACGACGAGAGCACCTCGGAGGCGATGGCCGAGCAGCAGGAGGAGGCTGCGGCAGCCTCTGAGTCGGTGCACACCGAGACCTACGACCCGACCTACCACACGGTGAACGAGGTCAACGCCTACCTGGCCTCGCATCCCGAGGAGCGTGAGCGGGTGCTCGAGGTCGAGCAGGCCGGCAAGGCGCGGAAGGGGATCCTGGAGTCATGAGAAGCGCGTTCGGGGTCGAGCACGACTACTCCGAGGTCGAGAAGGCCAACCCGTTGGCGGCCCTGCGTACCTTCGGAGCCACTGCCCGGAGCACAAGCGCCGGCGTCGGAACAGCGATCGGTGCTGCTACCCATAAGGCCGGCGGTGCCCTCGTCGGCCGGAGTGCCAATGTGGGAGCCAAGCTCCGGGCCCGGCCCGGGGTAGCCAACTTCGGCCGGTCGGCCGGAGTGGGTGCGGCCGGGCTCGGACAGCGCGGCGGTGGTGGGCTGAAGCGTCTGGGCGGAGGGATGATGAAACGTCCTGGCCTGACCGGCGGAGCTGCCATCGGTGGAGTGGCTGCGGCACCCACCGCCTACGGCGTGTCCAGTACCCGTCGGCGGTCCTGAGCGATGGCCGGCACCTACTCCTACGACGGGGCCGGGACCACCGACAAGGACACCCTGCGGTTCCTGATCCAGGACACCGACCCCCATGCCGTCGGGGAGTGGCAGGTCACCAACGAGGAGGTCCAGTGGGCCTACGACACCTGGTTCCCGGTCCAGCCGTCGCTGTACTACGTGGCGGCGACGCTCGCTGATACCATCGCGGCGCGTTACGCACGCGAGGCGTCCTACTCGGCCGACGGGGTGAGCATCTCGCTCGGTCCGGTCGGGGATCAGTATCGGGCGCTGGCTGCCTCCCTGCGAGAGCAGCACAAGGCGCTGCTCGTCGGGGGCATCCCCGATGTCGGCGGGATGACCCCCGGCGAGCAGCTGGAGCCGGACACCAAGCCCTTCTCCTTCGGCAAGGGCATGCACGACGACATCGAGGCCGGTCGCCAGGACTACGGCGGGATCTACCCGCCCGACGCCTACTACCTCAACCCGGCCGGCGTGCCCGACTACGAACGGATCGTGGAGCCATGAACGATGGACTCTCGGCTTTCGGTGTGGACCACGGCGGGGTCTCCAAGCGCGACGACGAGCGCGCCAAGCACTACGGCCGGATGGCGGCGGCCACCGGCACCCTGGGTGGTACGGCCGCCGCCGTCGGTGCCGGAGCCGGCGCGATCGGGCTGGCCGAGTCCAAGGGCCACGACCCGGTGGGGTTCCTGCCGCAGCGCTCGGCACGGCACAAGCCGGCCAGCCACGCAGTGAAGATGCGGGTGCTCAAGCCGCTGTCTCGCGACCACGGCAGGCAGGCCGCCGTCCTGGGCGGGCTGAGCGCGGGCACCCTGGCCATCTCCGGTGCCTACAAGCACAAGCAGAACAAGGCACTGGCCAAACGCGACCTGGGGCGCAAGGCGACCGACGCCGGGCTGGCCGCGGGCACGACCGGGGCGGCCGGAGCCACCGGGTACTACGGGGTGCGCCAGGGCAAGGTGTACGCCCAGGGTGCCTACGCCGGTGGCAAGACGGCCTCCTACGCCCATCACGACATCCGCAGCGCCAAGCAGGGCCGGTACAAGGCCACCGCCGCCCATCTGGCGCACCTGAAGAGCACCCGGAACACCGGTCTGCGGATGGCGGCCACCAAGGGCGCGGGCGCGGTCGGCACCGGGGTCGCCGGTGCTGCCGGTGCCGCGGGCCTGTTCGAGCTGGGCCGGAACGCAGCGAGGAAACGGAAGCCGTCGTGAGCGAGCTGAACGACCTGCTGGCCCTGCTCCCGGACAACAGCAGCGGGGAGATCAGCGCTGCCGACCTGCGCACCATCGTCACCGAGCTGTACAACGACGCGAACTCGGTCTTCAACCAGTACGCCTACAAGTGGGACTCCGGCACCACTCCGGCCTCCGGCAAGCTCAACCTGGCGGCGTGGACTGCCGACACCGACACCACCCTGTACATCAACGATGTCAGCGCCGGCAGCATCGCGCTTCCCTTCGGGTTGGTGGACACCGACCCGAAGTTCACGCTGGCCCGTGACGACGGCACCGCCAAGGCCAGCGGCACGGTGATCGGCCCTTCGGTGCCACACAGCGGCTACCACGAGGTGCCTGTGCATCTGGACACCACCACCGGGACCTCCCCGACCAACAACACTCCGCTCACGCTCTCACTGATGGTGACGTTGACATGAGCGAGTTCAGCACCGACTTCGCCCCGGCCTTCGCCGCGGTCCCCCTGTCGTCTGCTGCGACCCACCGCTCGCCGATCACTGCCGAGGCCCGTGCTTATGTCAGGTCACGGGCCACCCTGGTGATGGAGCACACCTGCCAGATCACCCGTGGAGCCACCCCGGAGGGCTACGACGAGAACACCCTGGTCTTCACCGCCGCGGGCATCGCCGAGCTGGTCTACGAGGGACCGTGCCGGATCTGGGAGCTGTCCTCGGCCCAGTCGCTGCTGGTCGGCGAGGCGGAGATCTACCAACAGCCCACCCAGATGTCCATCCCTTGGGACGAATCGGCGCTCATCAGGCGATACGACCAGGTGCTGGTCACCACTGCGCCGGAGGACTCCCAGCTGGTCGGGGAGCGGTTCGAGATCCAGACGATCGCCAAGGGAGGCGAGCTCCGGGCCTCTCGGCGCTTCGAGATCACCGGGGTGATGTGATGCTCTCCGCCGATGGACGTTCCGCCTTCGGTGTGGAGCACGGTGAGGTCTCCAAGGCGTTCCGGCGGCTCGGTCCCCAGCTACGGGCGACCCTGAAGGACAGCAAGGGCGTCAACATGGACGAACGAGCCCGACACAACTACGCGATGTTCCGTCAGGTGGCCGGAAACCTCGGTCGAGGCAGCCGTGGTAAGCCTGACCAGGCTGCCATCGAGCTACAGCGACAGTTCAAGGGGGCTGCACACGCATCGGTGACCGCGGCTGGAAACATCAGCAGACGGAAGGGCCGGTACCTGCCATGACTGCCGAGGCCTCGGCCGACATCTCCCGGCTGTCCGAGGCGCTGCGCCAGACCGCCGCCCAGTCCCAGACCACCACCATGGACGTGCTGGTGCGGTCCGCGGACTTCATCAAGACCGAGATGCAGGCCAAGGCCCCGGTGCGGACCGGCAACCTGCGGAACTCGATCTACGTCAAGGTGGAGACCGACCGGGTGACCATCGGCCCGAACGAGACCTCGGCCCCGTACGCCGGCTACGTGGAGTTCGGGACCAAGCCGCACGTGATCGTGCCCAAGAAGCCCGGCGGCGTCCTGGTCTTCCACGTGGGCGGCAGGAAGGTCTTCACCAGGCGGGTCCACCACCCCGGCTCCCGGCCGCATCCGTACGTGATGCCGGCCTTCCAGTCCTGGGTGGACAGCCTCGGCACGATGGCAGCAGAGGCCAACGTGAAGGTGTTCAACGACCATGCCAGCTGATGCGATCTCCCGCGGACCGATCACCGACCAGCTGCTCGTGCAGCTGGCGAGTGAGGGGTTCCCGGTGGGCGACGACGCCGCTCCGACCATCCCGTTCGGATGGCAGGGCGAGCCGAACGACCCGGGCAAGACCTTCACGCCCTGGCTCACCCTGACCCCGAGCGCGGGCATCCCGCAGAGCCCGGCCGGGCCGCTGGCCAACACCTACGCGGACTGGAGGCTCGGCTACCTGGTCGCCTACGCGGGGGTCAGCCGGAAGCAGACCGAGGCGCTGGCGGACCGGATGCGGCACAACCTGATCTACCTCGAGCGGGAGCTCATCGTCACCCCGACCGGGGGCTGGAAGGTGCAGAAGGTCAGCTGCAACAACATCGGCAACACCATCCGGATGGGCTCTGCCTACCCGGACTACTTCACACAGTCGGACACGTTCGAGGTATGGGTCACGAAGGGAAGCTGAGATGCCGTACGGAAAGCAGATCAAGATCACCAAGGACGACGACGAGGCCACCATCGAGGCGTCCTCGTGGAAGGTCTACGAGCGCAATGGCTGGACGCGCACAGATGATGGAGGTAGTGAAGCAGGACCGCCTGCAGCTGCTCCGCAGTCCGCGGCACCGACCCAGGAAGGCTGACCGATGGCACGCATCATCCCGAACGAGGATGAGCGCAGCGTGCGTCAGCGGGAGCGCTACGCCAGCGATCCGGAGTACCGAGCGATGCACCTGGCTTCCTCCCAGGCATGGCGAGACGCCAACCAGGAGCGGAAGCGGGCGTACAACGCCGAGTGGTACCAGAAGAATCGGGAGAAGCTCCTCGCTGACCCGAGCCGGAGACGAGCACAGCGCGCACACCACCTGAGGAAGAACTACGGCATCACCATCGAGCAGTACGAGGAGATGCTAGAGGCGCAGGGTGGTACCTGCGTCTGCGGAGCCACTGAACCTGGTGGTGGGGGCCGGTACCAGAACTTCCTGGTCGATCACGATCACGAGACGGGGGAGGTCCGAGGCCTCCTCTGCTACACCTGCAACACGGCTGTCGGCCTGGTTCAGGACAATCCGGACACGTTGCGTGCACTGGCTGACTACCTGTCCGCCCACGCAGAGATGGAGAGGGTGAGCTAGTCATGGCACGCATCATTCCCAACGAAAACACCTGGATCGGGTTCACCCCTGCCAGCATCACCGACCCGGCTGCGCCCACGGCGGCCCAGGTGGCGGCGGCGATCGACCTGACCGGCTGGTGCATCAGCCTGAACGCCTCGGCTCGGGGCAACACGGTGCCCACCCCGGCCTTCGACAGCCTGTTCGAGACCAGCACGGCCGGCACCTCGGCGGCGACCTTCGATGCGGACTTCTACCGCGACGACGAGGACGACACCGCCTGGGAGACCCTGCCGCGCGCCACTCGCGGGTTCTTCATCATCGCCCGGTTCGGCGGCACCGGCACCGGGAACCTGCCGATCGCCGGCGACGACTGCGAGGTCTGGCCGGTGATGATCACTTCGCGAACGATGGCCAACATGAGCTCGAACACCGTCTTGACCTTCACCGCGTCCTGCGCGGTCATGGTGGAACCCGCTGAGGATGCCGTCGTTGCCGCCTGACGGCTCTGACCAGGGCTAGCATCTGGTCCATGCCAAGCACTACAGCGAAGACCACCGAGGCTCGCCAGAAGCAGTCCGCCGACGACAAGCGCGCCACCATCGACGCGCTGATCAACAAGCCCCGCAACACCCACGAGTTCTCCCTGTTCCTCTCCGACGGCAACGGCGGGTCGAACGAGGTGACGCTGAAGTACCAGGCGATCGGGATGCGGGCCTACGACAAGCTGGTGTCCAAGCACCCGCCCAAGGCCGACCAGCGAGCGGAGGGGTCATCCTTCGACATCGACTCCTTCGCCCCGGCCCTGATCAGTGCCTGTGCCGTGGAGCCGGAGATCAGCGTGGCCGAGGCCAAGGCCATCTGGGACTCCGACGACTGGTCGCGCGGGGACGTGATGGTGCTGTTCCGCAACGCCGTCGAGCTGAACAACCGGGGGCTGGACATCCCTTTCAACGAACGCGACTGAGGAGGGACCCCAACTTCTACATGGAGATGGCGTACTGCCACGAACACGCCATCCCGCACAGCAAGTTCCTGAAGTGGGACCCCGAGGACCGGGCCAAGACCCTGGCCTTCTCGATGGAGTCGGCGATCCGCTGTCAGATGTGCGGCACCGCCGAGTGGGAGTGGGCCGAGAACAAGTTCGCCTTCACCGCGGTCGAGGAGTTCTGCCAGGGCTGCTACCAGAAGAGCGTGTTCAGTGACCAGCAAGGCTCGTCACTGCCCGGGACCAATGTCAAACTGATCCCGACCACTCCACAGCTCACTGCGCAGATGGCCGCCAAGGCGAGGAAGCGCGCCAGGCTGAGGATGGACTAGGACGAGATGACCAGCCAGCCCGTAGAGGCCAATGTCGTACTGACCGCTGACAACAGCGGCTACGACCAGGCGATGGGTCAGTCCGCCACCGCCACCGACCGGGTGTCGGCCTCGGTGGACGCGCTGGGCAACAAGATCACGAAGATGACCAAGGTCGCCGGCAAGTCCCTGATCGGGATCTCGGTGGCCGACACCGGCATGATCGTCGGGGCCACCAAGGCCTGGAACGACTACGAGAAGCAGATGGCCCGGCTGAACTCCCAGTCGGCCGTGCTCTCGCGCACCCAGGACCAGCAGACCAAGGTGATGAAGGACTACACCGGCGCGGTGAAGAACCTGCGCTCGGAGTTCGGCACCTCCACCTCCGAGGCAGCCAAGCTGGTGGAGACCCTCTCCAAGGTCACCAGCGTCAAGCAGAGCCGGGACCTGCAGGACCTCTCCCAGGTCTTCATCAAGATGGCGGCGGCCACCGGGGAGAGCTCGGAGGGACTGGCCAGCTCGCTGACCAACCTGCAGAAGATCATGGGCACGCCGATCAACGCCCAGCAGAGCAAGAAGTACGCCGACACCTTCACCTACCTGGCTGCCCAGACCAACTCCAGCGCCCAGGGCCTGATGGACTTCACCGCCCAGCTGGCCCCGGTGGCCAAGTCGCTGGGCATGAACACCCAGCAGGTGGCCGGGTTCGCCACCGCCTTCACCAAGGCCGGTGCGGACGGCGGGGCCGCGGCCACGGCGTTCACCAAGGTCACCGGCGACCTGCTGAAGTCGCTGCAGTCCGGGTCCCCGGAGCTGGCCCACTACGCCAACATCGTCGGGACCACCCAGGGCAACTTCCGGAAGCTGGCCAAGGACAACTCGGCCGAGGCCGTGGTCGAGATCTTCGAGTCGCTGGCTCGGCACAGCAAGTCCGCCACCACCGAGCTGAACCGGCTGGGCCTGGACGGACCACGCACCATCCGCCAGATCACCCAGATGATGAACGCCCCGGGCGGGATCCGGGCGTCCATGGGAATGGCCGAGGACCCGCGGGCCAAGGGGGCCACCGACCGCGGCTACCAGGCCACGATGGCCGGGCTGAGCGACGAGTTCGACAAGCTGCAGGAGGACCTCAAGCAGACCGCCGAGGCCTTCGCCACCTATCTCGGCCCGGCCCTCGAGCTGTTCCTGAAGGGGATGGAGAAGGCCGCCTCGATCGTGCAGTCGATCACCGAGGGGCCGATGGGCAAGTTCCTCCAGGTGGTCTCGGGGTTCCTGGCCCCGCTGGCCGGCGCGGCCGGGCTGCTGCTGCTGTTCGCGGGGGCCCTGGTCAAAGTGGCCAGCGCCTTCACCCTGCTCCGCTCCTCGGCCGCCTACGGCCTGCGGGAGGGCTTCGGCGGTGCGGCCGGGCTGACCAAGACCGGGGTGGACGCCGAGGGCCGGAGCATGTTCGGTCCGATGGGCGGAGGTGCCCTGGGCAAGCGGGGCGCGCAGCTGGCCGAGGGCGGCACCTGGATCCAGCGCGGGCTGTACACCGGCGGTGCGTTCGCCGGGCAGGGGCTGGGTGCGTTCCGGCGCGGGGGTGCGGTCCCGGAGAGCTGGTACCAGACCCGGGAGGCGCTGAGCTCGAAGATCCCGTGGACCGAGCAGTACGCACGCCCGACCGAGGGCACCATGCGCGGCCCGCTGTCCTACCTGGCCGGCGGGGTAGCCAAGGGCATCGACGAGTTCGTGACCCCGACCTTCGACGCGATGCGCTACGCCGACCCCACCAAGCGGCGGCAGTGGGTGGACCGGGAGGCTCCCTGGGCCAAGCTGTCGCAGCGGGCGGACCTGGTGCGGTCGATGGGCCGGACCGGGCTGGTCGAAGGTCAGATGGACACGGTGCGCTCCGAGATCGCCAAGGTCCACGAGGACCCGTTGATGACCAACGAGGCCCGGGAGGCGCGGCTCCAGGAGCTGCGCACCATCCGCTCGGAGACCCAGCAGCGGGTGACCTCGGCCAGGGCCCAGGAGTCCGCCGACCGCGAGGTGATCGCCAGCCAACAGCTGCTGACCCGGGAGAACGAGACCGCGGCGGCCAGTACCAAGGGGCTCGGTGCATCACTGGGGAAGCTGGGAGCCAACGTCGGCGGCGGGATCCTGGGTGCCGGCCGAGCCGGGCTCGGTGCCGCCTGGCGGTCCGGGATGGTCGGCCAGGGCGTGGCCATGGGCGCGACGATCGCCGGCGGGATGACCGGCTCGAACGCGCTGATGATGGGTGGCACCGGCGCGATGATCGGCTCGATGCTCCCGGGCCCAGGGACCGTGATCGGGGCCGGGGTCGGCACTGCCGCCGGCCTGGCGATGGACGCGGCGCACGCCAACGACTCGGTGACCGAGTCGATCAAGAACCTGAACGACCAGGCCGACGAGGCCTCCCGGACCGGCTCCGGCCTGTCCGACCTGAACCAGGCCACCCTGGACTCCCAGAAGGGCCTGGACGACTGGTCCAAGAGCATCGGCGGGTCCGGCAGCAAGCTGGACTACTGGTTCGGCGCGCCGAAGCTCTCCCAGATCACCAAGGCCCCCGGCGCGGTGAAGAACCTGGTCGAGGGGGTCCTCGGCAGCTCGGACGTGGAGGAGGCCCAGAAGAAGCAGGACGAGGCCGTCTCGAAGGCCAAGAACACCGAGGCCGCGATCCGGGACCTGGCCAAGGCCAGCGGGGTCAAGCTGACCGGATCCGACACCAACCAGCGCGCCCAGCTGGAGCAGTTCATGTCCAACCGGGGGCAGGCGGCACTGGGCGCGGCGAACATCGAGCTGCCGGACTTCATCGCGGCCCGGAAGGAAGGCGGCGCGCACTACCAGCAGATGATCCAGCAGGCCACGGCCCCGGGCCAGGCCAACGGGATGTGGGACCGGCTGCGCACCACCGCAGCCGGCTCGGCGATGCTGGACGACAAGACCGCCCGGCAGTCGATCCGGTACCAGGGCGACGTGGCGAAGTTCTACGACGCCACCAACGAGGTCTTCGACAAGATGCGGAACTCGGGGATGTCCTACCTGGACATCATCAAGTCCACCGAGCAGGCGCAGCAGAAGATCGGCGACGAGAACACCCGCGAGTACGAGCTGCAGATGGCGATGAGCCAGAAGGCTCAGCAGGCGCTGCAGATGCAGGCCCCGCAGCTGGGCCGGGCCGCCACCTTCACCCAGCAGCTCCAGCTCGGTGCGACGGTGATGGGGATCAAGCCGAAGACCGAGGAGCAGGCCACCCAGATCGAGCAGCAGAAGCAGGCCACGGAGCAGGCGATCGCCGACAACGACGCCTACTTCCGGCAGATGCTGCTGGCCCAGCAGCAGTACGACCGGAGCCGACGACGGGCCCAGGACGACTTCGCCCTGCAGCGCCAGTACCAGGAGTACGACTACAACCTGCAGCGCAGCCGGGCCGAGGAGAGCTTCAACCGGATGCGGGCCCGGGCGGTGGCCGACTACCACCGCAGCGTGAGCCGGGCCTGGTCCGACTTCAACCTGCAGCGCTCCCGGCAGGAGGACGACTACAACCACCAGCTCGAGGTCCAGGCCAAGCAGCGGGTGCTGAGCATGAACCTCTACCAGCGCACCGACACCCAGAACACCTCCTCGGCCACCTGGCTGTCGGCCAACGCCGGCGACATGATCAGCCGGATGCGGACGCAGATCGCGGACCTGCGCAAGCTTCGGTCCTTCGGCGTCACCGACGAAGCGATCCAGATGTACCAGCTGGCCAGCCCGGAGAACCAGCAGGAGCTGTCCCGGCTGGTCGCGGAGATGACCCCGCGGATGGCCCAGCGGTTCAACCGGAACGTCTCCACGATGACCCGGCTGTCCGGGCGGCTGGGCCAGGACCCCGGGAACCTGGACGCCGCCGAGCAGGAGCGTGGGTACCGGCAGAGCCGGGAGCGCGGCATGGCGGACATGCGCCGCACCATGCAGCGGGGTCACGACGACTTCGAGCGCGGCCTGCGCCAGCAGCGCCAGGACTTCAACATCATGATGGACCAGCAGGCCGAGGACTACGAGACCCAGCAGGACCGGCAGCTGAAGGCCTACCACACCTCGATGCACCGGGCAGCGGTGGACATGGCGCACATGGCCGACGAGATCACCGGGTCCATCGAGTCGGTGCTGGTCCGGGCGCACAAGAAGCTGACCGGCAGCGCCCAGGAGCAGGCCGGGATCGCCCTGAAGGCGTTCCAGGACCTGAAGGCCTCCACCACGCCCGAGGCGGTCTCGCTGATGCAGGACCTGTCCCGGGTCTTCGGGTTCAAGTACACCAACCCGCTGACCGGCGGCGGGGGCGACGCGGCCTCGACCATGCCCTCGATCGGCGGGCGCACCACTGCCGGGGAGGCCTCCGGATCCATCGCCGCTCCGTACCACCACGGCGGGCCCGCTCCGGCCTACGTCCCCGGAGCCGCGCCGGGATCCAGCCCGTCCGCGGGCGGGGCGGCCGGGTTCCACGCCGGTGGCACCGTGCCCGGCTGGTCCCCGGGGCGGGACACGGTGATGGTCAACCTGTCCGGCGGCGAGGCGATCATGCGCCCGGAGTGGGCCCGGGCGATCGGGGAGCAGAACATCAACGCGATGAACCACGCCGCCAAGCACGGGCTGATCACCAAGACCGGCGGGGTCGCGGCGGGCAGCGGGTACGCCGACGGCGGGATCTACCGCCCGGTCAAGGGCGGCACCCTGGTCCAGGGCCCGCACGACCAGTTCACCGGCTACACCGCGCTGGACATCGGGGTCCCGGTCGGCACCCCGGTCTACGCGGTGGAGTCCGGGCTGATCAGCCGGTCCTACGACATCACCGGCTACGAGCCGCGCCGCAAGCTGCCCCAGGACGGCTACAAGTCCTACGGCCGGGTGATGTACCTGCAGACCGACCACGGGCCCACCCTGGTCTACGCCCACCTGTCCAAGCGCGGCTTCTCCCAGGGCACCCACGTGCAGGGTGGGCAGGCGATCGGCCTGTCCGGCAACTCCGGCTACGTGCTCGGGGTCACCGGCGCGCACCTGCACTTCGGCGACTCCGACGGGAACCCCGGTGAGTTCATGGGCGGCGATGTCGGCTCGGGCACCATCCAGGGCGGGGTCACCGGCGGCGAGGTGAGCGTCGGGGCCACGATGACCCGGGGCCAGGCCCGGCGGATGGTGGCCCGGGACGTGCTGAAGGCGGTCTACGCCAAGGCCGAGGCCGCGGCGGCCAAGATGCACGGCGTGCACCCGCTGCAGGCCGGGATGATCAGCCAGGTCATCAACCGGATGGCGATCCGCAAGATCAACCAGCTGGTCCGGACCTACGGAGCCCCGGGCGCGGTCGGCGGCGGCGGGCTGACCAGCCTGGACCCCGCCGCCGGCTACGGAGGTGGCGCGGCCGGGGTCTGGAGGGCGCTGACCTCGGCCGGGTTCACCAAGGTGCAGGCCGCCGGGATCATGGGCAACATGCAGTCGGAGTCCGGCTTCGACCCCTTCATCGTCCAGGGCGGCGGGCACTCGATGAACCCGGCTGCGGCCGGTGGCGGCGGCTACGGCCTGGTCCAGTGGACGCCCGGGTCGAAGCTGAACTCCTACCTGAAGGGGAACCCGCCCTCGGTGGCCTCCGAGGTCAACGCCCTGTCCGCCCAGCTCGCCGGGCACGGCAGCTCCCCGGAGGGAGCGGCCGGAGCGGCCCTGCGCCAGGCCAGGTCGGTGGCCGAGGCGGCCCGGGCCTTCGAGATGAAGTACGAGCGGCACGCCGGCCCGCCGCAGCCCAACCGGACCAGCCAGGCCCAGGCCATCTACGACCGGTACGCCGCCGACGGCGCGATCATCCACAAGGGCCCGCAGCGGCTGGTGGTGGGCGAGGAGGGCCCGGAGGCGGTGATCCCGCTCAACGACAAGGGCGGTGAGTTCCTGGCCCGCTCACTCGGGCTGACCACCGCGCCGATGGCCGGCGGGTCGGTGAGCATCTCGAACTACCGGATCGACCGGTCCACGAACTTCACCGGGCCGATCACGGTGCAGGCCAACGACCCGAACGAGCTGCTGGCCAAGCTGCAGGCCCGTCAGCGGGTCCGCGCCCTGAGCCGCCCCTCCCTGACAGGATCAGCGGCATGAGACAGCCCAAGCCCTTCGTCAGCGACCCCGAGCCCGGGCTGGGCTACCTGGCGGTGGAGATCTCCTACGGCTCCCGGTGGGTCAACCTCAACGACGGGGAGAGCTACAAGATCAACGGCGACCAGACCCGGGACACCACCAGCAAGTCCTGGCGGAAGGTGACCGCGGACTCCCCGGTGCTGGGCGGCAACTACCTGATCCACGCGGTGCCGGACATGGTGAACGAGACGATCGCGGTCTGGATCTACGGGCAGTCCCAGTCCGAGGTGGCCGACAACCTGTTCGGGCTGAACATGCTCTTCGAGCAGTACGACTACCGGATCCGGTGGACCCTGGACGACTACCGGGAGTACTGGCGCTGCCAGCTGGCCGAGGCGGCGATGAGCCGGGGCATGGTCTGGACCCACTCACTGATGGCGATGGCCTCCTTCACCATCCCGCGCTACCCGGACGTGACCCGGGAGCGGATCTGATGGCGGGCCGGCTCACGATGTGGGGTGCCAGCGAGGTGCTCACCACCTTCTTCGGCAACGGCGAGCAGAGCCGGGACGCCCCCGGCTCCTTCTGGCTGGCCCTGGTCCGGGAGATCGCCCCCACCCCGTACATGTCCGGGGCCGAGATCGATGAGCCGGACCAGGCCGACTACGCCCGGGTGGAGATCCCCAACGACACCCTGAACTGGGACAACGCCTCGGCCCCGCAGGTGATCAGCAACCTGCTGGTGGCCTCGTTCGCGGTCGCGGTCACCGACTGGGGCGAGTGCCGGTTCTGGGCGCTGTGCAACGCGCCGATCGACGGCTTCAACTACCTGGTCGGCGACCTCGAGGTCCCGCTCCTGGTGAGTGCCGGTGACACCGTGGAGGTGAGCGAGGGCGATCTGGGCGTCTCCTTGGGGCCGTTCTTCTCCGCCGAGGACGAGGACGACTGATGGCGGTCCAGCAGATGAAGCCGGGAACGACCGCGATCACGGCCCGGGCGATCACCAAGGCCGGGGTGGTGCCGCCGCAGATCCGGCAGCTGCCCGGTGGGCTGTACCCGCTGCACTCGGCCGCCTTCGAGATGGACGAGTACCGGATCATGGCCGGCTGGCCGGTGCCGGTGCCGGCCTACGACATCCGCGCCGACACCCTGATGAGCGCCGACGGCACCGTGCTGGACGACCGGGACCCGCCCACCTCGCTGATCACCGGGGCCACCTTCCGCTGGATCGCCGACGACAACTACTACGACATCACCTCGCTGCGCTGGGCACCGATCCAGGGCGACTGCCCACCGTGGACGGCCAGCCCGGGCAGCGACCCGACCCTGGTCACCGACTACGAGTACCGGGTCGGGGACGAGCGGTTCACCGAGATGACCGCCCTGAACTTCGACTCCGACACCGCCGACTACCTGGCCTGCGACCTGAACCTGGTGATGGGCGGCTCGAACGGCTACTCGATCATCATGGTGCTGAGCCCGAACTCGGTCTACGGCAACAACCCCGACATCCCGGCCAACGGCCTGTTCGGGCCGATGGGCGACGACCACGCGCCTCCCGGCTGGTTCAGCCTGAAGATCAAGGGCAGCTTCCTGTGGCTGGACACCGACGACTCCGACGAGCAGAAGGGGGTCTCGATCGGGACCGGGCAGAACAACACCGCTCCGATGTTCCTGGCCGTGGTCGTGGGCAGGCCTCAGGCGGCCCTGTACGCCGCCTCAGGGCCTTCCAGCATCCTGACCAAGCAGATCCCCACCGGGGATGCCAGCAGGGCTCTGAGGGGCGACTTCTGGCTGGGCCGGACCCCGCTCACGCCGGCCACCGCGGACATGGCGCTGTTCGACCTGGGCATCTACGGCGACATGCTCACCAGGACCCAGGTGGCCAATGAGTTCGCGCTGCTGTCCGGCATCTACGGGGGCGACACCTGATGCCGGACTCGCTGAGCGCCTACGCCTCCGACCAGGTGCCGCTGGGCTACTTCCGGATCTTCGCCCAGCCACCAGGTGGCTACCGGCGCGAGATCACGATCTTCCGGGGTGCCCCGATCAAGGTGGTCAACGTGACCACCGCGGACCCGTTCACCGAGGTCACCGCCCAGATCGCGCTGCCCCAGGTCACCCCCTTCGACCATCCCGGCGAGGGTGACCTGGACTGGTGGGTGTCCGACTGCGACATCGACATCGTGTTCCAGCCGACCGGGGCCTACGACTTCGACTGGCGCTGGGAGGGCTACATCGCCAGCGAGTCCTTCTCCCTGTCCGGTGCCGACGCCAGCGTCACCATCGACTGCAAGGGGGCCTTCTTCGGGCTGGACGACTACCTGGCCATCCCGACCTTCCCGCGCCGGCCGATCCCCTACGAGATCCTGATCGCCAAGGCCTTCGACCAGGACCAGCACCCCTCGCGGCTGGGCAGCTTCCAGATGCTGTTCCCGTCGTGGTGGTCCAAGCGGGTGCCGGAGTTCAACGACCCGAGCTACCTGATCGCCCTGAAGCCGTACGGGATCAGCACCGGCCAGCTGTGGACCGGGTTCACCTCCCGGTCCACCGGGTCCTGGGAGCCGCTGCTGACCGGACACGTGCAGAGCCTGCTCGGGGTGATGTACGGCTCGGGCGGCAGCCAGTGGAGCATCCGCAACCGGGGGAAGCGTCGGGCCGAGCTCTTCCTGCGCACCGTCCCCAACAGCCACGACGACTCGATCATCGAGATCTACCTGGGCGCGCCGGGGGTGGCCTTCGACGGCAGCCGGGACTACACCCAGCGGGCCGGGGTGATCTACGGCCAGGGGGCCGACGAGGCCGGGATCACCTACAACGGGATGGAGATCACCCCGGACGGGCGGACCACCTACTTCAAGCCCTTCGCCTACTCCGCGCGGCAGTGGCCGCGCCGGAAGAACCCGATGTTCGACAAGCGGGTCAAGCCCAAGGAGACGCTGGTCTCCTTCGTGCAGGGCGTGGACGAGATCTCGGCGGTGGCCATCGCCCAGGCCCAGTACCAGCGGTTCGCCGAGCCCGGGATCACCGGGACCGTCACCCTGCTCACCGACCCGCGCTACGCCGACGGCACCCTGTGCCCGCGGATGATGATCAAGGCCGGGTCCACGATCCGGCTGCACGGGCTGTTCGGGGTCAAGGAGGGGGTGCTGGCCCACGTCACCGGGTCCACCGTGGACTTCAACGCGCTGAGCACCGCGCTGACCTACGACACCAAGTACCGCGACGCGCTGACCGTGGAGGAGGTGCGGGCCCGGACCCGGGACGCGCTGACCCCGCTGCGTGCCCTGCAGGTGGGCAAGTACTCCAACACCATCAACGACCTGATCATCCCGTGGTCCTACAAGCACGGCTCGGGGATCATCCCGACCCCGGCCAAGGACTTCTTCGGTCAGCTGCCCTCCACCGCCCAGTTCCCGTACGAGGAGTTCACTCAGAAGTACCCGCCGAAGGACCCCGACTGCGCGCCCTGGTACGTCCGGATCGGCCCGACCGATGTGAACAACTCCTCCAACAACTGGTCCGGGGTGATCCGGGAGCAGAAGATGACCATGGCGGTGCCGATCCGGATGGGCCAGGCCGGGGACATCCGGCTCACCCAGATCGCCGCCTACGACCGGGACGGCAACGTGCTGCCGGTCAAGTTCCACTTCTCGCTGTACTACGGCAACGGGGTGGCCGCGGACGGGATGCCCAAGTTCCCGAGGGACCTGGACGCCTCCGACGCCCCGGACTGGCGCAGGCCCCACAACGTGGCCGGGCAGGTGATCCCGACCAACTACAAGGTCTTCCAGTCCTTCCCGTTCTACAAGGGGGCCTGGGAGACCCAGCAGGAGGACGGCACCACCTTCCCCTGGAGCAAGGACGCCAACATCGTCACCAACGGGGCCGGGTTCGTGGTCGGCTGGGGCAACTACTACGAGCCCGCCGGCTACGCCCCGGGCCGGGCCAGCAAGGGAGCGAGGCGCTCCGGGCTGCTCGAGGACGCCACCAGCTGGAGCTGGAACATCTCCGGGCACCAGAACATCGACTTCACAGACCCGTCGCAGAACGTCAACGAGGAGTACCTCGGGATGCTCTTCGTGCAGTTCTACTGCGACGACCAGGACGACCAGCCGGTCTTCTTCATGGGTCGGCTGATCAGAACCGACCCCGTTGGCGGGGCCACCTAGGAGGAGCAGTGGACGGCACCATCAGCGATGCCCAGGTACACCTGTGGCTGCAGGACATCGCGGACTCCGGCTACGTGTCCCTGCACTTCGACACCCCGGCGCTGGGCGGGATCGCCAAGGCGGAGATCTCCGGCGGCGGCTACCAGCGGTTCAAGATGAGCTGGTCCAACCCCGCCAACCGGGCGATCTGGAGCGTGGTCGATGCCAGGTTCACCGGCCTGGTGCAGACCAAGGTCACCTACTTCGGGATCTGGGACGCACTCGGCCAGCGGAACCTGGTCACCAAGAAGCCGGCCCTGCTGATGGCCTACACCGAGCTCGAGACCCCGGTAGCGGTGCTGAACGGCAAGGGGTTCGTGATCCCGGCCGGCCAGATCGCGGTCAGCATGGGCTGAGTGCTGTGACCAGAGTGACCAGAGTGACCTGAAAAAGGGCAGCAAAAAAGACCCGGTGCCCCCTCCCGAAGGAGGGGGCAAGGGGCCCGGAACGCAGAAAAGACCCGGTGCCCCCTCCCGAAGGAGGGGGCAAGGGGCTGGGGGTATGGCCGAGTGGGGCCCGTCTGTGGCGAGACGAGCCCCACCCGGTGTTCGGCTGCGACCGTGGCTCGGACTCCCCCGAATCCATCACCACTCGCTGCCGCTGGTACCCGGACCGGAGGCCGACTCGAAGACTCGGGATCATGAGTCGGCCCCGGCCCGGGGGCTGAGGTGCCGGGCCCGCTCTCCCTCCCCCAGTGGAGAGCGGGCCCAGCGAGCCGCGACTGCGAGGTTCCTTGGATCCTCACACACGTCGCTGCCCCATGAACCCGGACCTAGGGCCGGCCGTGAACACGCACGGCCGACCCCGGTCCGGGGGTCTGTGGCTGAACTTCGAGCCCAGCGGAGTTCAGCCTCCGACCGTGGTCTGTGAGGTCACACTCCGTAGGCGACGATCGCGAGCGCGAGCCTGGAGAACACCAGGTCGCGGCCGTACTCGTCCCAGAACTGGACGAACTCCTCGCGCAGCCAGGCCATGAAGGCGCGTGCCGCGCCGAGGCCCTGGCGCATCTGCACGCCGAGCTTGGCCCGGGCCAGTCTCCAGAACCCGGATGGCGCTCCCTGGTACTGCTCCTCGAGCCGGTCCATCTCCAGGTTGATCTCGACCGGTGCCTCTTCGGTTGCGGACATGGTGTCCCTTCCTGTGGTGGTTGATGAGCCCGCGGGAGAGCGTTACTACACGCTGATCGGACGCCTTCTCGCATCTCCCCGGCTCTCTTGCGGCCGCGGTTCTCGGCTGGCTGCAAGCTCAAGGTCAGGCGACCTCGGGCATGTTGTCGGCACCGCCACGGTGCCGTACGGTCTGTCGCTCGCGACCGTGTGCGTAGTCGTTCCAGGCCCGGATGCCGTTGGCCAGGAACGTGGTCTGCTTGTAGGTACCGGGCACCTTGGCGTAGCCACTCTCGGTGATGATCCACTGCCGGAAGGCCCGGATCGGGCTGCCCGCACCCAGGTCCACCCCGTCGGCCAGCCGGGTCGCGAACTCCTCCTGGGCGTCCGGTCCGAACTCGGAGTAGATGCTGATCACCGCGAGAAGGACCGAGGCCGAGGTCTTGGTCCCGTACCGGCCGATCCCCTTGGCGATCTGGTGACCCGGTGCTACCGAGTCCTGGACCGGCTTCCCGATCTCCGGGTTGGCCAGGGCGATCAGCACGTCGGCGGTGGTCATCGAGTTCGTGGCCGAGCCCAGCGTCGAGTTCGTGCCCACGATCAGGGGGTAGGCCAGCACCTGCCGGGTGACCGCCGAGAGCACGTTGGTGTCCCGGTAGCCGGCGATGTGCAGGCTTTCCCCGGGGGAACGCGCCTTGCCGACATCGATGACCCCGAAGGTCTCCGGGTCGGCGTCGAAGGCGACCCAGGAGGTGATGTGCCTGCGCTGGCTGGCGATGGCGGTGAGCCGGTGCCGGCCGTCGAGCACGAACCCGGTGGGGTCCAGGGCGATCGCCTGGTGGGTGAACTTCCAGTCACCGTTCTCGATCGCGTGCAGGATCTTGGCCAGGTTGCGCTGGTTGATGGGGCGCTGGTTGCGCTCGGGGGAGACGGCCAGCCACTCTCGGGCCATCGTGGGAGAGATCTTGACCTCCTCCACGCGCATCTTGGGTGTAGTGGGCATGATCGTCATTCCTTCAATGTAGTGAGGAACTCGAGGAACTGCTCGTGCACCGCCCGGCTCATGCTGACCGGGATCTTCCCGGTTCCGGCCTGGTGGGTGCGTCCGGCGATGAAGTACAGGACGCACATGGCGATGATCTTGTCCCCGAGCTGCTCGTCGTCGGCGGCGAAGGTGTCCAGCCCCTGCAGCTCGAAGACTGCGGGAGCCATGGCTCTGACCTCGGCCTCCTCCTCGTCGGTGAGGTTGGTGCCCGCGGCGTTGATGGCCGCGGTGGTGAAGGCATCGGAGATCTCCATGCCACTCCTTCCGTGAGAGCCCCGGGGGGTCGGCCGGGGCATGGCCGACCCCCCGAGGTGCTTGGTTGATGCTGGGTGGTTACGAACGGACCATGATCTCTCCGTCGCTGAGGTCCACCATGTGCCGCTGCAGCGCCTGCTCGACCAGCGCTCCGAGCGCCTCGTCCAGCGCCGGCTTCGGGGGCCGGTCGGTGGACATCTGGTGCATCTCGATGGACGGCCGCAGCGCCTTCGCCGCCCGCACGAAGTCCTCGGTCGCCAGCGGCTGGCCGAGCTTCTTGGTGCGGATGATGGAGTACTTCACCACGTCCTCCAGGGACCGGACGATGAACGCCGGCATCATCCCCTCGTAGGCCTGGTACAGCGCTCCGTAGTCCAGGTCCAGACGCTGCGAGGACGGGATGTGGCCGTCGATCAGCCGCTTCACGCCGGGCTCGTCCAGACCACCGATGGTGATGGTGTGGTCGATCCGGTGCCCGCCCTTCATGGACTTCGGGATCTCCTCGATGTGGTTGGTGGTCATCAGCAGCGTGACCTCGAACCCCTTCGATCGCATCCCGTCGAACTCGTCCAGCAGCGAGTTCATCGCGTCGAGGTTGCGGAACAGGTACTCCACATCCTCGACCACGACCAGCGCCGGCTTGTGCAGTGCCTGGGTGAACCGGAGCACCTGGGTGAGCGGCTCGTTCCACTTGGCCTCCACGAAGGTGTGCCCGAACTCCAGGCAGTACTGCCCGGCGATGGCGCAGGCCATGGTCTTGCCACCGCCGTTGTCGCCGCTGAGCAGCACGTTGTTGGAGAGCTTGATGTGGGTGAACTCCCGCTTCGGCTTCCCGGTCTCCTCATCGATGACCGCGTTGCCCTCGGGGTCCACCACCTCGAACCCCTCGGTGTTGCCCTCGCGGATCAGGTCCGCGTTCTCGATCAGCCCGTAGACGTGGGCCTGCAGCTCGCCCCAGTTGTCCTCGGAGTAGGCCACGATGCTGCGGTCCACCTCGTAGGGGTCGTAGAACTCCGGCTCCGCGGTGACCCCCCGCATCGCCTGACCCGCGTAGATCGAGTTCTCCTTGAGGAAGTCCTCGAACAGGGCGAAGAAGTTCGTGATGTCGTCCTCGAACTTCTTGGCCCCGTAGGCCTCCACCTGCAGCGCCGGCCCGTACTCCGGGTGGTGCACGGCGTTGAGGTGGAAGGTGGTCTTCCAGGGGGCGAAGAACAGCTGCCCCCACGGGACGTTGATCCGCTTCTTGGGGGAGACCTGCACCCGGATGATCTGCGGGGGCTGGTCGCCGAAGAAGCTGCGCACCGCCTTGCCGACCGGGAAGTCCCAGATCTTGGCCAGCAGCTGGTTGAAGTTCCAGGCACCGTCCGGGGGACGGCACAAGAAAGTCGCGGAGAACTCGTAGGTGTCGGCCAGGGACTCGATCTTCTCGTTGATCGTGTCCCGGGCCTCCTCGAGCTCCATGGTCTTGGGCAGCGCGACCTTGGTCCCGCCGTCACTGCGTCGCTCGATCTTCTCGATCGTGGTGACGCGATCTCGTCCGTACTGCGCCAGCATCTCGCTGACGCTCTCCAGCTGCTGCTGACCCGCCTCCTCGGTCCACGGGTCCACGGGCTCGGTGTTCTGGGTGTTGCGCTTGGTTGTTGGCACTACGGATGCTTCCCTTCAACTTCGATCGTTCCGAGTGTGCGTTCGATAAGCGATGAACCGTTCAGTCGTTCTCCTCTCTGTCCAGGTCCAGCAGGACCTGATCGAAGATCCAGTCCTGGTCCTCGGCCTCGGCCGAGCCGGGCTCGTAATCAATCGGATCGGTCAGCTGGAAGACCAGGCGGTGGCGCTCCGGGCTGGTGCCGTCATCGAAGATCTCGATGCTCACGTGCACTCCACCGCCGTCGGTGGAGCAGCCGACGAAGGCGGTGGCCAGCATCCGGCCCGACATCAGCAGGCGCTGACGCTTCCGTCTCGCCCAGAGAATGGACATGTTGTTGTTCGGGTCGAAGGTCTCGCTGGTGTAATCGGTATCGACCAGCAGGATGTGGTCCCGGACCTCACCGTCGCGGATCCGATCGATCATGTAGTCCAACGTGCTGTCTGGCATGCGCTCTCCTTTCCAGAGCATGGGAAAGGGAGGGGCCCGGTGTGGGCCCCTCCCCTGTGGTGGATCAGGCTGCCTTCTTGGCAGCCGCCTTCTGGGCGGCAGCAGCCTTCCTGTCCTTCTCCAGGCCGTCGAGCCGCCTCTTCTCGGCACCGACGCCCCGGTTGAAGGCCGTCTTGGCGAGGACGAGGGGCTTGCCCTCCGCCGCCGCCGCCTTCTTCATGTTCGCGACCCAGGCCCGGTGGACCTCGGCGTGAGTGGCCCGGGTGTTGACGAACTTCGTCTTGCCCGCCCGGGTCTGGACCATGCACCGACGACCGAGGAGCTCGGAGTAGAACTCCAGGTCCTGGTCCGCCTGGTTCACCATGAGCAGGCTGTCGAGGAACTGGTAGCGATCCTCGAGGGTCTCGTTCTGGGAAGCTTCCCCGTCTTCGAGCCTGACCTTGTAGGCCCTGCGGTCGTTGGCCGTGACCTCCTCGGCTACCTGCGCGGTCTCGATCCCCGTCTCCTGAACCTCCTGCGAAGCAGCAGCCTCCTCGGCTCGGGCCCGCTCGGCCTCCGCCTCCAAGACCCTGACCTCCGCCTCGGCTTCGGCCTTGCGGGCCTCGGCACGGCGACGACGGTCCTGCTTGGCCTCGAGGTCGAAGACCTTCTCCTCGAGCTCCCGGATCTTGGCCTCGGCCGCGGACTCCACGTCCTCCTCGACCTCATCGACGTACGTCTCATCGAGGCGGACCTTGACCGGCCGCCGGTTCCAGAGCCAGGCGATGCTGTACAGCAGGATCCCGGCCCCACCGATGGCGACCAGGACCGGCAGCAGCTTGGTCCCGAGCAGCCACCCGAGCGAGGCACTGGTGGCAGCCGCGAAGGGCTTGAGCACGTAGCGCTGACTGAACACTCGGCCGGGTTCGCTCCATGCCCAGGCCTTGGCGCTGAGCTTGAGAGTACGGTCGTACACCCACGACAGCGCAGCGATCTTGCCGACCCACTTCGTGGCCCGGACCATTCTGGAGCCCGCCTTCTTGGCGATCCCCATTGTTGCGATCCTGGCCTTTCTGGCCAGGAGTAATGCGTTGTCGGCAACCCGACGCAGACCGCTGACGACGCTCCGGAGGAACGTCTGGTCAGCGGCTGGAATGGCATATGTTGCAGCCATTGGAATCAACCCCTTCCAAGGGTGATAGATGAGTAATGCATGACATTGCGCGCAGGATCTATGCAGATCCACCTCCGCAGAGGTGCCTCGCTATATGTCGTGGGTCTATGCAGACCCCGCCCGCAGGCTCCGGACATACAAAAGCCCCGCCGACTCAGAGAGCCGACGGGGCTTAGCGAACGGGAGAGGTATCGAGCCTCACCCGTTCCGAGCGCAGGGCAGAGCCCGCGCTACTGAATGCAGTCTATCACAAGCACTACATCCACGTCTATGGCCTGCTGTGCCGGGCTGTGTTGGCACGACCGCTCTACGCGGAGGACCTCGGTCCTGGCCTCACTGAGCTCGCAGGAGCCACACGAGGGGCTCCCTAGGAGCGACCCGGCACAGCAGGGGTCTAGGGGTCTGAGGTCAGACCTTCTGAGGGCTCTCGGACGGTGACGCCGGGGATCAGCAGCCGAGCGATCAGCTCCTGCACCTCCGGCGGGTAGAGATCCAGGTGGACCCCTACCGCATGGTCGGCGACAGCACGCTTGTCGATCGCCTCCAGGGCGTCGGCGATCCGGCCGGTGTTGACCGCGATCTGGTGGATGTGATGCCACATCTGCTGCTCTCCGATAGTCACTCCCATGACTGCCTCCTCACCATCAATCGAGTTTCTCGTACTCGCCCAGATCTCTCCGGGCCTTGGCGGTGAAGTAGGCCTCCATCGTCAGGCAGGTGATGACCGCGGTGCCGGCCGCGGTGAGGAGGGTCGAGAGCCACATCAGTACTCCGCTCCCCTCATCGCCCTGGCGTGCCGCTCCTCATCCTCGGCGCGGTGCGTCGGGCACAGGGTCTTGATCCAGTTGAAGGTGGCCCGCTGCTCCACGCCCTCGGTGGCACCACACCTCTCGCAGGTCTGGTCCGACTCCGCCTCGGCCTCGGAGATGGCCATGTGGAACGGGTCGGCCAGGATGTCCCCGGTGGTGGTGCCGGAGTTGGCGTAGTACCGCAGCCCGCCGAACTTCTCCTTGATCTGCAGGAGCTCGTAGTCCGGGTCGATCTCCAGCAGCCGCTGCTCCAGCCGGCGCACGAGGTCGTGCCAGCCGGTACCTACGTTGTTGATCCCCGTCATCATGTTCGTGGGATCGATCTCAGATGGTCCTCGTAGACTCATCGGCTTTCCCTTCCTTCCTAGTGAACAGCTCCCGGTAGGCACCGGGAGCGGCGGTCTGCAGGGCCTTCTTGGCCTGCGTGAGCTCGGTCGTGCGCTTGGTCAGCTCGGCTGCGATGCGCTGGATCTCGTCGGACAGCACCTGGTTCAGTGCCTCGTACAGGACAGGCACCTGGCTGTAGGGGATGACGATCTCCTTGACCGCGTAGCCGGTTCCGTGCGGCTCCTCCCAGGTGGCCAGCACGACCTCCCGGGCGGCCGGCCGGTCACGCAGGCCGGTGACCTCATGGGCATCGGCGGGGTTGAACCAGTCACCGGTCCTGGCCTTGGCCCGGACCGTGAGCGTCGGGTCGGTCATCACTCGCCCTCCTCGAACACCGAGTCAGGTGCTTCGAGAGCGGGCAGCGACGGACCACCGAGCTGGTCCAGCTCGATCAGGAGCTCGGCCCGGCGCTGCTCGTTCGCGAGCTCCAGGTCGTTCTCCAGCTTGGTCTGGCACGACTTGCAGTACATCTCGACCGGCTTCTCCTTCAGCCGCTTCGGGACGCCGTGCTTGGCATAGTAGGTGCTCATCCCGAACATCCCGAAGAAGCTGAAGACGCCGGCGAGCAGACCACCGATGCCAGACGCCCAGGCCGGGCTCACCTGGCTCCCGGACCACAGCACCATCGAGAGCGTGAACAGACACAGGGTGAGAACGCAGCCGAGGATCACTGCGCCCCAGGCGGACCAGAACAGCGCCGGACCCAGCCGGAACTGCCCGTTCCGCTTCTCCAGCACCCGAGCGGAGGAGATGCTTTCGTTCAGGACCTTGCCGTAGTAGTCCTGGACCTCGATGACATTGCCTTCGCGGTCGTAGATCTTCATTCAGTCCTCTTCCTTGGTGGGTAGTTCCAGCGAGATCAGGCGGGGCATCGGCTCGGGCCCGGTGTAGGTGACGCACCGACAGGTGGTGAGCACCGACTTGGGCCCGAGCCGTCCGGGGTGGGTGTGCACCATGGTGTAGTGGCACCCCTCGGTGAAGTTGTGGAAGGAGTAGTGGTGCCCACAGCCGCACACCGCCTCCGGCTCTTCCAGGCTCTTCACCCGGAGGAGCAGCTGAGCGTTGGCGGCGCGGTAGGTCTCACCCCGTCCCAGAAGTAGCAGGCAGGTGAGCAGCAGCCCCAGGCTCAGGGCCGTGCTGACCCCTGCCCAGAGCTGCAGGGTCATCTGACGATCACGTCTCCGTCGGCATTGGCCCGGTAAGTGGTGTAGGTGTTCTCCGGGTCGGCCACGATGGCCTTCGCCGCCGCCAGCGCCATCGGGTGCGGCTCGTGGTGGTAGTCCAGCGGCGTGCGTACGGGCCTGGACGGGGCCTTCCTGGGCTTGCGGGGCGTGGTCTGGACCTTCCCCTCGGCGATGGCCTTCACGGCCCTCTCGTGCAGGCTGGCGGTCTTCTGGACCGCCCGTACTTCCTTGTCCTCAGACATCGGTGACTCCTTCCGGTGAGTCGGGTACGGCGATGAACTCCAGGTCCTTCCCATGGGCCTGGAAGATCGCCTTCATGTGGATGAACAGCGAGCCCATGGCGTCGAGGCTGTCCTCGTAGCCATGAGTGACGATCCCCGCCCTCTCGTCGTCCTCGAGGAAGACGATGGTGCGGATCGGTGGGTGCTCCCCGGTCTCGGCCGCGAGGGCCTCGTCCAGGGCATCGGTCATCGTCTGGCACAGCGTGGTGAGCCGGTCGAACGGCTCGTTGCTCATGGCGGGCTCGGTGGGCTCGTCGGTCACGGGACTGCCTCCTTGCAAGTGGCCCGGTGGATCAGGTACAGCTGCCGTGCCAGGTAGGCATCGGCCTTGAGCCGCTGCAGCCGCCGGCGCTCCGGCGGGCTGGGGTGTCGGCTCTTGATGCGCATCTGAAGGTCACGGTGCTCACTGGTCGCGACGATCAGGTGACGCTTGAGGTCCTGACACTCCGTGCAGGTCACGAAGTCTCCGGGGTGGCGAAGAACGCCTTCAGCTCCGCGACGGCCTCGGGATCGGCGGTCGTGGGGATCGACAGCCCGGTGTACATCGGCTGGCCGCAGTTGCCGCAGAACAGGAACAGGTCGATCTCCCCCTCCTTCTCGATCATCTGCGGCGAGGAGAACTTGCTCGACCCGCAGTTCTCGCAGCTGACCACGCCGTTCTCGTCGATTCTCATTCCGTTCCCTTCCTGGTGGCTGGCATGATGGAGACTCATTCCCTTCCATGAGTGACGCAGAGGCCCCGGAGCATGGTGAACTCCGGGGCCTCTGCGATGTGGTGACGAGCTAGGCAACCTCGTCTTGGGGTGGTGCCTTGTCCACGCAGTCACAGTCGTAGTGATCTGAGTAGATGTGCTGGGTGACCGGACGCTTGCCATCGGCATCCTCCGCGCCGTACGCCACCACGGTGAGCCTCGCGATGTGCCGCGAGCCCGGGACGGTCAGCAGCCTGGGGTCGATGGCGATCCTCAGCATCCAGGCGTACTGCTTCATCGCCTCCTCGAGGTCGGTCGTCTCATTGGTGAAGACGCGACCACTGCAGAAGGTGATCCCCACCTCGAACTTCTCGGACCTGGCCATGGTCCCCTCCTTCTTCTCGGTCCCGACCGGCCTCATCGCCAGTCCAGGATCTGGATGTAGCCATGATCGACTGCCGTGGGTGCGGGAGCCAGCGGCCGGTCTGGCGGACCGGTCAGACGGTTCCCGGAGTACCTCGAGCAGGTGATCGTGTAGTCACCCCAGACCACCGCATCCAGTTCGGTGGTCCGGTGCTCCTCACCTAGGACGGTGAGGAGCCTTGTCAGGGAGTCGGTAGACGGTGCCTCCCGACCCCTCTCGATGCCGTAGAGCATGGTCCGGCTGAAGCCGACTGCTCGTGCGACCTCGGCTCCCGAGAACCGGTGCTGGGTGCGCACCCCCCTGAGTAGCTCACCCAGCACGCGGTTGTCCTTGAGATGACCAGCACCGACGTGCAGCGTGGTCACGAGTAGAACTCCTCGACCTTGGAGTCCAGGTGGTCCGTGTCGTCATCCTCGGCCTGGTGCCAGGCCAGCCAGTCGGAGAAGCCCAGGAGGGTCTCCTGCTGAACGACCTCCGCACGCCACAGAGCATGCTTGCCATGCTCGCGCTCCACGGTGTTCAGGAGAAACGCATGGCAGTCCGCATAGCCCTTCCGGTAGCCCGACCAGACGTTCTGCCGGGCGTCGTGCGGGACCTCGCGGACAGACCCGGACTTGGCCCGGCAGAGAGCACCGCCCCGGGCCCCGCAGTAGGGACACCACACGTCGAGCACGGTCGGGCCGGGCTCGGGTACCTCGGCTGCCTGGATGTCCGAGAGCTGCACGCCCTGGACACCGTAGAAGTCGGAGGCCTTGGGCTCCGGTGTCTCGTCCATCAGCCCTCCCTGGTCCAGTCGTGGCACTTGCCGCAGTAGCCCTCGCGGGCGTCGTTGGGGTTCCACGACTCCGCGCCGCAGCGCGGACAGGTGAACGACGGCTGCTCGGCGATGATCCGGTTCACCGCCTCCTGGGCACGACGAGCGCGGTCCAGGAAGGCCCGGAGCACACCCTCGTCCATGTCG